TGAGCTGTCGGCTCCCCACCGATGAGCGTCCAGAACTCGAACGGCGGGCACAGCACGCTCGACGGCGGCTCGGGCTCGCCCGGTTCCTGTGGAGCGTAGAGCCACACCTATGGTGATTCCACGTCCGCATCGAGCGCAGCGCGGAGTTCGGCACGGAGGTTGTGAAGGCGGCGGATCTCGTCCGCTGCCTCATCGCGCATCGCACGACGCTCGGCGAGCTCGTGCGGCCAGGTTGACTCGGACGCCCAGATGTTGAGGTGGTGCATGTGTTCCCGGATGTCGCGAAGATCTTGCTCCAGCTCCGCGAGCGTCCATTCGTAGCTCGTGCCTCTGACAGCCATCGCTAGTCCTCGCGCCCGCGGCCGGTGGCTTCGAGAAGCGCATCGCTCGGGCGCGGCGCGAGGTGAAGTGCGAGTGTCCAAACGCCTCCGTACCCCTGGATCAATCCAAGAGCGCGCATGTCGCTCAGCAACGCGATGGTATCGCCGCGATGCCGTTGGCACAACTTGCGCGCGAGCGTGGCCTCGGTGAGCGTGCGGTCGCGAGCCATCTCGAGGGCGCGCAGCACCGTGATGGCGCGCGGCTTGAGCGTGCCAGGCGCATCGAAATCGAGTACCGCGGACACCTACTGTTCGCTTCCAGCGCAGCGGTTGATCTCGTCGGCGATAAACCCGCGCTCCCACAGTGCGTTGCTCACGTTGAGCGCCACGTGGCAGACACGGCGCCAGCGTGCGGGCGAGAACGGCGCGCCCCCAGCGCGAAACTCAGCCTCGGTAACCTCGGGGAGCGAATCGCGGAACGCGATGATCTCTGCGCGCGTGATGTACGCTGCGGTTTTCATCGCACGACTCCCAGTGCGAAGTTCCGCGCGCACGACAGGTGCCAGTAGCACGCGCACGAGCCGCACATCTTCCGCGGGTCGAGCGAGTTCCACCCAATCGCCTTGCCGTTCCTCACTTCCAGTTGCGGGTCGATGCAGTTGCGTTGCCCGGCGTTGTCGCACTTGACGCGCGTCGCAATGTCGAGCGGTTCGTCGATCGCGCCGGCGAGCTGGCGATCGATGATGCTCTTGGGTGCGTACGCTCGGCGGTTGAGCTCGCCAGCGACGCACGCTCGGGCGAACGCCACGAGTTCTGCGCTGTGCCCGAGGTTGCCGAGCGCCTGATCGCAGAGCACCGCGAGTTGTGCGCGGCCTTCGCGTTCGGCTAGATCGCGAAACCCCTTGATGGTGTCGTCGGTGATGTTCTCGTGCGTGATCATGTCGGTCCCTCGGTTGGTGGTTCGGTGGTGGATGTGTTGCCCCAGTGTTCGGCGTAGATGAATCGACCGATGATGGTGTGCGCATCAACAGCGCACTTCGGACAAAGATCGTACTCACACCGCGGGATCGGATGGCCGCCGGACTGGATGAGTTCGCCCCATCCTTCGGGTGCTGATGGCGATCCGAACGAGCCGCTTGCCGGAGTCTCCCGCGCTTCCGCTCCGCATCCCTCACGATCGCACCTATAGATCTCGACCTTGTGCCGACTCACGGCTGCGCTCCAGCAATCGCGCGGCGGATCGCCTCTTCGATGGCGCAGCCGCCGCAGCCCTGGCTACGGTGAATGCGCAGCGTTTCCTCGAGTTGCGTCCGCGTCAACCCGTGGAGGTTGAACACCGTAAGGCGGATGGTCGACTCGACGATCGCCGCCTGCATCGAGTCGTAGAACGCTGGATCGAGCTGGCGCACGGTCTCGCTGGCTTGGGTGATCGGGCGCATCGCATCGAGGATGCGGCGTTGCGCTCCTCCCATGTCGGCCACGGCGATCGCGTGCGCCTCGAAGCGGCCAGCGCGGAGATTCTCGATGAGGTTCTCGGCGATGGCCCGCTGGACATCGCACGCGACCAGGAGCGTGACCGCTAGCTTGTCGGCGAGCGACTTGGAGATCGCGACGGTGGCGGACGATGGCGGCTTCGTCGCCGCGAACTTGGTGGCATCGGTGGTCATGAGGTCGGTCCTATGGTTCGAGTTCAGCGATAGAGCGGTAGCCGCCCGTCGCAATCACGACGTGATCGAGCATCGGGATACCGAGGAGGTCACCGCACTGGCGCAGGCGCTTGGTGATAGCGAAGTCATCCGCGCTCGGAGTGGGGTCACCGCTCGGGTGGTTGTGCACGAAGATGACGCCAGCTGCGGCGATGCGAACCGCAGGCCGGAACGCCTCGCGTGGGTGAACCTCCACGCTCGTGAGCGTGCCGCGCGCCACCTCGACAACATCGAGGATCTTGTTACGCACGTCGATCAGCACCGCGTAGAACACCTCTTGCTGGATGGCGACCGCGCCGCGCGCCACCATCAGCTGATGGACATCAGCGGGTGTGGCCACAAACTGGCGTATGTCGGTGGCGCGCGTGACTGCACGCCGACCCACCTCGAACGCAGCGCGCAACCGGATGGCCGTCTTCTCCGGCACGCCAGCGGCCACCAACTCGCTCGTGGTCGCACTTGCGACGGCTGCCAGCCCGCCGAGGTTGGTGAGCAACTTCGCTGCCACGGATGCGCGCACGCCAGCGGCGGTCAGGATCTCGGCGTCGGTTGCGATGTTGTAGCCCATGATCAATCAACCACGTGCCACGTGAAAGCCGGGCCGTCGGTGCGTGCGATCTGCACAAGCCCGCTCGGGACGTAAGCCCACGAGCGAACGCGCCCGTCGTCACCGATCGTGTCGTCGGCGAGGCCGCCATACGAGCCGTCGTCCAACTCGACGACGCGGGCGCTCGATGACGCCTCGAGCGCAGCCTCGGTCGTGGTGTATCCGGTCGTCATTAGATCGCCCTCCACGCGTACCGCCCGCCGCTGACAGCCAGTGTCGCCTCGATCAGATCATCGACCGTCCAGTCGCGATCGCTCTTGGCCGGGCACGCCGCGACAACCTGGCCGCGGGCCTGCATTGTGTCGCCCCATGCACCGATCGGGCAGCCGACCAGGCACGAGAGCGCACGGTGGAGTTCGGACGTCGGTACGTGTCGAGCAACGTGCACCGCCTGTGCGAGGGTCATCATGACGCCCTCCAGTCCGGCTTCTCGCCGCCGCCTCGGATCGTGATCCGGCCGAGGTCTCGCTCGCCCCGGATCACCTTGATCATGCCGTGGTCGAGCCAGTGCGAGACCTGATCGACCGCAGCGGCGAGTTCCTCGATCGAGGCATCCTCGCTCGCTTCGACAGCGGCGCCTTGCTCGGTGCCGTTGTCGTCGCGGTAGCGGCACCACCAGCCTTCGGGGTCGCCCTGGCGGTCCCAATAAAGCTCGGCCTCGTGCATCTTGCTGACCTTGGTGCGAATCGTTGCCATGCCTCAATCTAGGGCATGGCCGGTTCCCGTGCAAGAGTTTTAACAACAAACTTTCATCGCACGGGATCGGCGTGTCACTTCACACGCTTGGCTCGGGTAGCTCCGGGTCATCGTCATCATCCACGACATCGATCGGCATCTCGGCACCGGGGAGGCCGTCAACGATGGCGCGGATGCGAGCGCTCGCGAGCTCGTGGAACTCCGCTTCCTTCTCGAAGCCTACGAAGCGGAAGCCTTCGATCAACGCGGCCACGGCGGTGGTCCCCGAGCCGGTGAACATGTCGAGAACGAGGCCGCCGGGTGGCGTGATCAATCGGCAGAGCCAGCGCATGAGGGACACCGGCTTCACGGTGGGGTGCCAATTTCGAGCTCCACCGGTGCGGCCAGCTCCGGCTCGCGGGTTGTTCAGGCCAGCGCTCCCATCCTTGCGATCCGTTGCTTCGCCGGCGGTGCGCGGCTCTAGGTGATCGAGCCCGGCATCCTTCTCCGAGCGCGCGGCCTTCGCGGTGTAGAAGAACCGTGAGGCGCCACCGATATCGGAGTGGCCAGAGGACACTTTCCCCCCGTCGACTCGTGGTCCCTCGAACGCACCGGTGGTTGATGCGAACGCATTGGTGGAATTGTTGCGAGGTGCATCGCTCGAACGCGTGATCCCGCTCTGCTCGTCCAGCATGCGGATCGGGCAATCCTCCGCGCACGCGTAGAAGCCATCCGTTACGGTGCACTCGAACGCGTGCTCCAGCGCGAGGTTCGCGGGCCAGCGTCCAACGCGCGTTCCTGCATCCACACGGCCGGTGTTACCGCCACCCATCGAAAAATTCTCCGAGATCACCCCATTGCCGTCCGAACGAGTCGCCTTCATCAACTCGGTTCCGATGCGGCATCCGTCGATATTGAGCGCGCCCGTGCCATGCTCGAGCACGTTCTCCGCGTACGTTCCATCCAGCGGTTTGCGCGCAAGGATCCAATGCTCCGCGGCTGGCTTCAGCGCGGTGCCCCATCCTTGCAAGGCGGCGGCGGCCGCCGGGGTTACCGGATCACCGAGTTTGATTCCGCTCCAGCCATCCACACCAGCCCATCCATCGCGCGGCTTGTCGTCGGTGGACATGCGACGCATTACCGAGCCTGGAGCCGGTACCGTGCCAACCACTTCGCGTTCCGCACCAAGATGCGCATCGATCGCCTTGCTCACGTCCAGCGATTTCGGAAATCCAGATCCGAACAGATGCATCACTACATCGCGAATCTCGAACTCGGCATCCTCGATCGCGCACGCCGTCCAGTGGCTCGTTCGCGGGATAGCCCACGAGAGGATGTGCCCCCCAGGCTTGAGCACGCGGAACGCTTCCACCATCCTCGCGTTGAGCCACGCGATCCATTGTTTGCGCCCGCCCTTGTCGCCATCCCAATCCTTTCCCATGAACGAGATCCCCGCGGGCGGGTCGGTAACGATGGCGTCCACGCTGTTGTCGTCGAGCTTCCGCAGCCCATCGAGACAATCGCCGAGGTGGAGCGTCCAGTCATCATGCGAGAGTTCGCGCGAGCGAGCGCCGAGCAACCGCTCGTGAGCTCCGATCGTGACCTTGCGCGGACCGCTAGGATCCTGGCCATCGTCATCGCCGAGCTCGGTGAGATCGCCAGCGAGCGCATCCAGATCATCGGCGGTGAGTCCCGAGAGCGCTGCGGCCTCGTCGTATTCGATCTCGCCGGCCTGGAGCGCGTCCTCCATCCACGCGTTGAGCGCATCCATGCCCCATTCAGCTTCATGCCGGAGCCCGAGCATGATCTTCCTGCCCTCGGCAACGCTCGAGACATCGAGGATCAGCGCCTTCACCTTCTTGGTGCGCGGATACTTTTCGAGGATGCGCTCGATTCGTCCGTGTCCGTCGATGAGCTCCCATTCGGTGCGCGAGATCTCGCGCACGAGGATCGGCTTGACGTAACCGTTGATGTCGAGCGAGGCATCGAGGAGCTCGCGATCGCGGTCGGTGCGATCTACCGGGTTGCCCGCGGAGAACCCGCGGATCTTGGAGATCGGGATCTCCTTCAGAGCCTTGATTCTGTCGCGGAGGATCTTCGGGGGCGGATTCTTGCTCATGGCGATGGGTCTCCTGGCTCGGGTTTGTCGCGACAGTACCGGCATCGCCGGCGCACTGCATTGGTGGGGCCGATGACGTCGTTTTTGCGGAGCACCGTGTGGCCACACTCGAGGATCTCGGTATGCGCTCCGTGCTCGTTCACCCCCTCGCTCGTCACGAGGCGGAGAGGTCCGATAGCGCGGCCCCGTCGCCGCAAAGCGCTCTCGCGGCGGAGAAACCGCCCGCTCATTCGAGAAACAGGACGGGCTCGGCGCGCACCATACCGCCCGTCGGATAGTCGAGGACACCGAGCGAGCGGAGCGATCCAAGATTGTTGCCGAACGCGCCACCACCGGGGCTCGCACCAGCCATCTCAGCGAGCTCGGCCTTCGATACCGCGGTGGGGTAGGCCGTGATCAGCGCATCGATGATGCGCCACTTGGCCGGCGACACCATCCCCCGGATGAGTTCGTGCATCTCCGCAGCGGTTTGTGGTGCGCGCGTTCGATCAGCGAGGCGAGCTCCGGCATCGGTGAGAGCTACCGTGCCAGGGATCGGATAGTCGATCAGCCCAGCGGTACGGAGCGCCCCCAGGTTGTTACCGAACGCACCGCCCTTCGGCGAAGCATTGGAGAATAGCGCCACCTGTTTTTTGGGCGCGGCCGGTTGCCGGCGCACGGACGAGAGGAGCGCGAGCCCGTCAAGGATGCGTTGCTTGGCGGGCGTGATCCCCTCGGGGCGCGAGCCGTTCGACCCATTCGCGTGAGCCGCGCCGTTTGCGCCGTTTGCATGCGTCGGAGCGGACCTACGCGACGAGGGGTGTGGCAGCGATGCCGCCACGACTTTGCGCACGAGATTGCTGATGACCGCCGGAGGCGTGACGGGCGCAGCGTCCCACGTGGCCTGCCGTATGGCTCCCTGGAGCACTTCGCCGAGCGTGACGAGGTCTGCGGATGCGCCCGCAGCCTCACCGCCGACGGTCTCGAGGCGACTCGCTACCTTCTCAACCCGCGCGAGCGCGGCCTCGATGCGCTTCAGGTCGGCGGGCTTGAGCACCGAGCGCTCGCGGACCTTGCCGGGCTTGCCCGGCTTCGCTGCGAGCTGGCGCTGGAGTTCAACAACCCGCGCCTTGAGCGCCTTCGGATCGTTCTCCTTCGCGCGCTCGACCACCTCAGCCATTCGCTCTTGATACTTCGCGAGGTCGACCTTCGCTCCTGCGCCGGATGCGCGTACCTCCTTGCCGGCCTCGGGCGTCTTGGACGAGTCGAACGTTCTGCGCTTGCGGATCTCGGCGATCCCCTCGAACTCGAGCCAGCCCGGCGAGACCACCAGCGCAGTTCCGCGAGGCAAGCTCCGCAGCTTCTCTCCGAAGTCTTTGAGGCTCGCTTTCTCTACGTGCTCGCCGAGCCAATCCAGAACCGCGCGCATCGAATTGGGCCCTGCGATGCGGAACGCGAACACGCAATCGGCGAGTTCGGCTACATCCTTGTTCAGCCTCGCGCTCCGCTGCGTGACGAGCGTGACGCCGATGCCGACGTTGCGCCCCTCCTCGACGATCACCGCGATCGCGCCCATGCACGCGGCGACCTCACTCTCGCCGTGGCGGACAATCTGCGGAGCGAAACGCGCGGCCTCGTCGATTACTTGCATGACCGGGCGACGCTTCTCCCCTTGACGCTGGTAGAGACGTTTCGCGTACGCGGTCACGAAGCGGACGCGTTCCGCGATCGACCACATGGAGCCATCTGCGCGGCGCGAAATGTCGATGATGACGCTCTCGTTCTCATCGACTACGAGGTCAGCGACGACAGCGCCCGCGGTCGGCTCGATCGGCATGTCGCCATGAATGCCGCCGAGGATCAGCGCCTTGATTCCGGGCCCCTTCCCATCGGCGCTATGGCGCAAGCCCCACCAAACTCCCATCGGGTCGATGACGGCGAAGCGTAGGCCGGTTACCGCGAACTCCTCGACGAGCACGCTTGCTAGGTTGGTCTTCCCCATGCCCTTGCCGCCGTAGACAACGATCGTCGAAGTCACTGCGTCGAGCGGAAGCGACAGGTTCGGTGCGATCTTCATCTTGGCCATGACGCGTTATCCTCCCTCGGTCTGACGTTCTAGCAGTATCTTGCGCGCGGCATCGGCGAACTTGGCCAGCGCCATCGCATCGTGTTCGGCGCGCTGGTATTCGCGCTCGAGCATCGCGAGCGGCAGCGATTCAAGATACGCGATGGTCTGTGCCTCGACCCGTCGCGCGTCGACGAACTCTAGGAACTTGCCGAGCCGCGCGATAAATCGCGTCCACTTTCCGACGTCGAAGTGCGTCTCGTCGTTCGTCCAGAACAGCGCGCGAGCTCGCTCGGCTCGACGGTTGAACTCGTCGGTGTCTGGGATGTCAGGAATCGCAGAGCGCTCCTCGTTGAGACCAGGCGGGTAGCGCTCGAGGACCATCGCCTTTGCGATCGAGTAATACGCCTGGCGTTTCGTCGCGAAGATCTTGCCGCGCGGCAAGACGCGCAGTCCGACCGCGGGGCGCGGGATCGGGCGGGTTGTCATGTGTCGCCCGACAGGATTTGCGTTGGCAACATGTGATTGTGGCCGTGAATCTTCCACTCGACAAAGAGACGAGGTTGCAGATTGACGAGCCGAAGCGGCCCGATGAACGAGCGGTGGCTTCGGATGCGCTCTAGATACCACCTCTGACGCTCGGGATCCGCCGCGATGCTTTCGTGCCATTGCTGATGAAATGCAGTGTCAGCGGCGACAATCGCGGCTTCTAGGTGTGATCTCTCTTGCAAGTAGTCGCCACGTTCATGGACCGCAATCGCGGCCACCAGCGCACGCTTCTCTTTGGCGGCAGCACGCTTCTCTTTGGCGGCAGCGGTCGCAGCACGGCGCTTCCGAACGCGTTCCTCGCACTGGGGACATTCGGTTGCTTCCAGGTTCGCATCACCGAGGTAGTCCGCGAGCGCCTGCGCGAGCTGGAACTCCGGCGGAGTGGACTTGCCGTGCTCATCGTACTCATCGTATGAGCGCGGCCTGCCACCACGAAGCAACCACGGCCGCTCGTTAAGCCACGCGGCCATGGCCAGGCGTAGCGCTGCGTCAGGCTTCGGGGGCTCGCGACTCGGCCGAAGCCGCATGAGTTCGGCGGTGGCACGGAGCATCGTGCGCTCCACGCGGCCTTCGCGCTCGTCTGCGGTCTCCTCCGGTGAGACGATCTGGAGCTCGTCCGGATCGACCACTGCAACGCACGCCGGAGGGACGACGCCACTGCGGTAGCGGCTCTGTCTTCTGCGCATCTTGGTTACGACCCCGCGCGCATCACTCAACGTGTAGTAGACAGCCTTCCGAATCATCCAGCCCGAACTGTCGACGCGACCGGTCTGCGCGCAAGGGCGACACGGCGCATCGTGGCCCTCAGCGTCGTACTCCACGAAGCCGGCCCCTTCGCAGTTCGGACACGAGGCCTCCTCGGGAACGAGCACGAGGTAGCGTGGTTCGCTCATCGCATATCCAATCTCCGACGGTCCTCGTCTGCGATTCGTCGCACCCATCGCGAGAGGTCGAGCGAGTTTGGTTCCTTGAGCATCATGCTCTCAAGCGTGGCGAAGCCTTTGGCGAGTTCGGCATCGCTGGCGTAGCCCCTGAGGTATGTGAACCAGTCAGGACCGATCCACGTGAGCCACATCCGACAACCATCGCCCGGGCCCTTCTGGATCCAATTGCCACGCTCGACGCGCGAGACCAGCGCGCTTCCTTCGCAGACATGGCACGGCTCGAGGGAACGTTTCCCATCGACGCACGCCCAGCACCGGTCATCGGTGCGGTCAGTGCTGTAGCGTCCGAAGTCGAGATTGTACGCGGTCCCCTTCGCTCCGATCGCGTGATAGCGGCCCATGAACTTCGCTTGCGGTGCCTCGCGCTCGTCGCAGAGCCATCGCAGCATGCGCGCGACGTACGTCTTCGCCAGCATCGGTGGCATCCGATGCTCGGTCACCGTCTGGCCAACTCTGCGATCCGCTGGATCAGCGCCTCAAGCACGGCGCGGCCATCGGTCTCACCGAGGAGCATCATCGCGCGCTCGAGCGCTTCGACATCGCTCATTGTTGACTGATTGACGAGCGTTTCCGCTTCGCCTTCCACCTCGAGATGCTCGACGTAGACACGCGCAGTGAACGTGGCCATGAGCCGCTGATCAGCGGCCGAGCACTCGATGCGGAGGCTCGTCAGGTCCTGGAGTCGAACGCCATCGATCTCGATGACCGCATCGGTGATGCGGCCCTCCGGCGCCCGCAACACCAGGCGTACGTGGTTCATCGGTGGTGCGCTCACGCTCCGTCCCTCCTGCGCGCGAGTTCGTGACGCACGGCATTCGCGCGCTCGGCGAGCCGCACGCTGTCGGCCTCAAGCGATTGCTCCATCGCGTCCAGTTCCTCGATCGAGCAACCGTGGAGCGACGTTTCGATCGGCTTGCACTGGTGGTTGTCGTCGTAGTCGAACCGGATGCGGTGACCGAGCTTCGCGATGTCGACCGAGCGATCTTGGTTCACCGGAACCGTGGTCTCGATCTCATCCTTGCACGCGCGGCATCGCTGGACGATCACGACTCGGCGCTCGCGATCCTTGCGCTCAATGGTGAGCGCTCTGCCGGTGAGTTTCGAGAACGTCACCACGAACCTGACGAGCTGCGCGCCCGTGTCGGGCTCGAGCACCTCGCCTCGCTTCGAGGCCATCAAGGCGTGGCGAGCGGCACCGTCGTTCATCGCGGCGATGCGAGCGCTTCCCTCGTCGTGCTGGGCCTGGCGTTCTCGCTCCGCGAACTCCTCATCGTAGCGAATGCCATCGCGCCGAGCTTGCCGCGTTAGGGTAGCGACACGTGATGCGATGCTGGCTCCTGGCGGGCGACCGCGCGACCTAGCCACGAGCGGCCTTCCATCGTTCGGCGTGCGCGCGAACCGCAGCCGCTACCTGATGGCATGCCGCGCCGATGTTGCTCATCGACGAGCGGCGATCCTCGTTGCGCATGATGATCTCGTAACGGTTAAGCCCACGCACGAGGAGTCCTCATTTCCGATGGCGCCGATGGCGCTAGCATCGCTCGAAGGATTGGCCTGATGGTCTCGAGATCCCATCGCCACTTCGCGATGTTCACCGAGAACAGAACGAGCTGAACATTGCCGCGCTCGTAACCGCGGCGTGGGTCTATGCGGTCCACGCTCGGGTAGTACGGTGAGTTGCGACCGGACGCATCTAGCTTGAATGGCAACCGTGTCACCGCACAACGTGCATCTTGGCGACCGTACATCGACAGGATGTATTGCTCGTCTAGATCGAATCGCACCCCGGATTTCTTGGTGCGGGATCTGATTCGGCTGATTGTTGTCCTCACGAAACTAGCCAGGGCCGACCTCCAGCGACTCCGCGCTGCGCGATGCCGACAAGTGACGGAGCAAAATTTCTGTCGATGACCTTGACGTCCTCCGGCGTGAAACGGCTCGCCGCAATGCTGACAGGTAACGCTCACGTTCCAGCTCCTCGTTTTTGTGGGTGTCGAAAACAGTCGTCGTAGTCGCTCGCCCAGCAAATCTCCTTGGCCCATTCGGGATCGGCAGCGGGCTTGCCGTCCGGGAACTCGGAGCGCCAGCGTTGGAGATCATCCATCGTGTGCTGACGGCGCCCGCAGCGGCAGTGGCCTTCCTTCGGAATGAACATCACGCCCTTCATCGCGCCTTGATCTCGGCCTCGATCTCGCGGCCGATGACGTACGTACGTCGCGCTGCCGCCGTGTCCTTGACGCGGAACGAGAGGTCATCGCAGTTGGACCATGGTGACTCGCACGTGATTGCGAGATGGCTGTTGCCGAACGGCTTGGGTGGCAGGTGTTCGACCTTGCGGATGGTGGTCTTGATCTTCATCGAGCGGGCATCCTTTCGAGTTCGGCGAGGAGGCGGGGAAGCGGGGAATACGACTTCGCGTAGTCCTCGATCCAGATCGCGTCATCCAGCACATCGACGAGCACGGCGCGGCCTCGCGCTGTCGTGCGATGGAACCATCGCCACCCGCGCTTGCTGGTGACCATCACGCCACAGGTAGGGACATCAGGAAACGAGACGGATGCGAACTGCGTAGCTGTGATGTCCACGATGACGCCATCAACCACGTTGAACGCGTGAAACCCGATCCATCCATCGCTCGCGCGCAGGGAGCGAAGATTTCCTATCCGATGCGCGAGCATCAGGCTGGCGAGAACGCAGAAACCTGCCAGGTCTGAACCTCCACCCCAAGCGGCGCGCGACACACGGAGCAATGCGCAGCGGACGCGGCGAGCGTGCTCGATTGCCTGCGCGAGCTCGCGACTGGGAGCGAAGTCGATCACCCGACTCTCCCATCGTGGATGATGATCGCGCCCGGGTCGGCGTTCCCGACGCGTTCGAGCCAGTAACGCGTGCCGGTGGATTCGGCGTGCGCCTTGACGAGCGCTAGGCTGTCCTCGTCCAATACGGCCGCATCGCGCACCCACACATCATTCAGGCCCGGGTTCGCAGCGACCGCGAGCGCCAACGCGACCCGCAACTTCTCGGCGCCCGATGCCTGCCCGAGCGGAACGCCGTTGAGCGTCACTTGCTCGAGGTCGATCCCGATGCCATCGACGGGGAGCTTCGCCGCAGCGAGGATCTCCAGCTTGCGGCGATCGATCTTCTCGATCGTGGCGGTGAGTTCGTCGTACTGCGTTCCGAGCGCGTTCAGGTCTACCTCCGCCTTCGCGCGGCGATCGTTCTGGGTCTTCGCGGCGTACACGCGAGCGTTGTGCTCGTTGGCACCGCGGAGATCGCGGTCCACCTGTTCGCGCCGCGGCTGGACGGCTTGCCATGCGCTCGCGGCCTCGTCGAGCGCGGCATTCTTCGCTGCCTCCACCGCGCGACACCGCGTCGCACGTTCCTCGTGCGCAGGCACGCTGGCCTCGAGTAGCCGCAGCTTCTCGCGCACTGCCTCGATTTCTGCGTTGAGCGTGACGAGCGCCTTCGTTGCGATCTGCGTCTCGCGAGCGGCGGCCGCGTGCGCGGCACCCAGCCCGTCAACAGCGCGCTGTTGCTCGGCCAGTCGAGTTCGCTCCTCCGAGAGCTGCGCGACGTCAACCGGCTGCTGCGTCTCGATCTCGGGCGGTAGGCGCTCGAACTCTCCCTTGGCCTTCGTGTGGTCACGCCCGATCTCGGTGCGCTCCGTGAACAGGCGCTCTCGCTTCGCGTCGAGGTTCCCGATCCGGTTGTCGCCATCGATCAGCCGCAACAGCGTGGCCCGTTGCTCCTTGGCAGGGAGCGCCAGGAACAAGAGCGGATCTAGGAAGCGCCCGCTCACGAGCTCGTCGAGCGTTTTTTGCGGGCTCTTGATCGGGCCGTGCCGATCGCGGACCTCGAGAGCGCTCGTCCCATCGGGCTGAATCACGCGGTTGATCGTGAGCTCGCCGTCGTTCAGCTCGACGTAGATCGTCGCCTCGTCGGCACCGTGCCGCACGGGATCCGACGGCGCGGCGCGCTTCCCACCGAACGCGGCCGACAGCGCGTCCAAGAGCGATGTCTTGCCTTGGCGGTTGCGCCCGCCGATGACGATAAGCGCGCGATCCGCATCGGGCGTGATCTTCACTTCCTCGATGCGCTTGAACGAACTGACCTCGACACATGAAATTCGCACGTTCGTTTCCTTTCAGGCGCGAGAGCACGCGTAACAGAGCACGCCAGGTGGTGCCGTCTTCGGACACTCGAGCGGCACCCCACAGTGACCACATGCGCGTTCCTCCAGTTCGGGATCTTGCGGGGGCTGATCCTCCTGGTCCTCCGCGAGCTCACCCTCATCGTCTTCGGTATTGCGAGGTACCACGGTCATCGAGAATCCCGGTTGCGCGGGCGGGGGCTTGGATTCGGCCTTGGGCTCCGGCTTCTGCTCCTGCTTCGGCTCGGGTGGCGTCGCGTTCGCCGGCGCGGGCGCGGGCTTCCCCTTGATCTGCTCCTTGGCCGCTGCGGTTCCCTTGCCCGCGCTCTTGGCCTTCGAGCTCGCCAGCGGTGCGGTTGCGTTCGCGACGAATGCCGCAGCCGCGCTCGTGGGAAGCGGCGCGGAGCCCTTGGCCGTCGCGCCTGCAGCCTGGTCGCGCTCGTCCTGAACCGAGCGCATCGCTTCCGCCCACGTGATCTCACCCTCGCGAATCGCCGAGATGAGTTGGCTCATCGTAACGTATTCCGGCTTGGTGGTCTCCGCGATCGGATGGCCGAGGTATTGCTCGATCGAGCTCGGCTTGATCCCGAACTCCGCGAACGCATCGAGCATGCGCTTGCGACCCGCCGCCGGATCCTTCGCATCCTTGTCGGCCTTCACCGCCTTGCAGATGCGGAAAGCCTCGTCCTTGATCTCGCCGGGGACGATGCGGAGGATGAGCGTGCGCGACGTCTTCGAGATCATCGCCGCTTCCTTGACGTTCACCTCATCGTCCGATGCCTCGACGATGAACACGCGATCACCGTACGAGTTCGTTCGCTCTCCGAGCGCCCGCTGGTTCTTCTTGAGCTGCTTTCGCTCGACGGTCTTTTTGATCGTGAGGTCACGAGACCAGGTGAGGTTCGACTCGTAGTCGGTGACCGTGACGCGCACGATACGATCGGTGGCGCTGTCATAGATGGTCTGCACATCGGGTTGCAGGTTCCCCATGCACCGAGCCGCGATCTCCGCGAACCGGATCGACAGGCCCTCGACGAACTTTTGCTCCCACTGCCCGGTTTGCTCGTTCTTCTCGCGGCCGACCGGGCGCGCGTAGACCGCAACCTCCGCGAATCCGGGACGCTTGCATTCGGCGATGATGTTCTGACGCACGTCATCCATCTGGCGCGGCTTGCGCATCGCCATGATCCAGCGCGATTCGGCGCCTGCTCTCGCTTGCGCGATGAGCGCTTCGGTTGCAGCGTTGCCCATGGATACCGATGTCTCCGCGAAGCCGCGACGTTGGATAGCGCCGGCGCTGTGGGTGCCGTTGCGGGCTAGGCCGTTGTCCTCGGTCTCGGTCATGTCGGTGGTCTCGGTGTCATCGCTCATCTGTCAGTTCTCCTCGGTTGCGTTGTCGGGTTGGGTTGCGGTCTCGGTGGTCTTGGTCTTCGAGCGTTGCCAGGCGTACGGCCAGCGGAACGTGCGTGCACCAGTTACCACGCGGGTGTGATCTTGTTCGATGATGTCGGAGGCCAGCTCTGAGAGTGTCGCCTCGATGGCTGCGAGCGCAGCTAGGCCGTCATCGTTGGCGCATAGCCGGATGTCCTCTAGCGCGGGGCCAGCACCATCGAGCGCGAGCTGTGCTCGCTGGCGCATCTCGAGCACGACGGCAGCGTGGTTAACCTTGGTGCCATCGCGGTTGTGCTTCCAGGTGATCTTCTGCGGCTTGCGATGCTCGATCGACTTCCACGTGATGCCAGGCGCATCGCCGATCTTCAGCTTCAGCTGTTGCTGTGCGACCTCGAGCTCGTCTTCGGCGTGCGCGATGGCCGCGTGGAACTCGTGAGCGTGCTGGATGAGCGCGAGCGTCTCGGCATCGTCGGTGATGTCCACGAGCGCCGCAGTGGTCTCCTTCCACCGGCTCTGGAGAAAGTCGGTGAACCCCTTGCTTCCGTCGGGATCGGGCATCTCGCCGCCCTCGATGTTGTCGATGCGGAACCTCTCCGCACGTTCGACCATCATCGCGATTAGATCGTCGTCGCGGTCGATGATGTAGTCGGTCGGCTTCCCATCGATGAACGCGCAGAGGTCCCACCGTTCCAGTCCGGTGACGGCCATCCCCCATTCGCACTGGAGCAACTCCCAGAGCGGCACCTCATCGGTGTTCGGCGCGCCGTACATCCAGGCGAACCGCCACACGTGCGTCTTGATCTCGAGCCCCTTCGTCGCGTTGATGGCGCCATCGGGATACACGAGGCCGTCCGGGCTGGCGATGATCCAGGGGAAGCGTGGATGCGCGAGCGTCCCAACGCGTTCGACGCGCACCCCATGGCGCGTCTCGTAGTCGTTACGGATGAGCGGCTCGAGGCGCTGGCCCCACAAGCTGGCTTCGGTGTCCGGGCTCGGCGGGATCTCGCCGCGCTTTTCCTGGAAGACGGTGATCGGGCTCTTGTACGGGTTCACGCCGCACACCGCAGAGATGTCCGTGGCCGTGATTCCGCCGAGCCGTCGCTCGATTTGCGAGGGTGAGAGGCTCACGCGCGAGCTCCGTTCGCGCTGCGCTTCGCCCTGCGCACCATCTCGCGTGCGGTGTTCGTCGCCTTCGCCTTGCGAATCCGCGCCACGATGTTCGGAGAGACGTGATGCACGTCGATCCCCGCGGCCGCCGGGCGCGCTGCGATGATCAGGTCGGAGACCCAGTGCGAGAACGTTTTGCCATCGCTCTCTGCCTGTGCGGTCGCGATGGTGAACAGCTTGCGGTTGATCGACACCGAGCGTCGCGATTGTTTCTTCGCCATGGAGCGACCCTACGCCAGCCGTCTGACATCCTATGCCGATCTCGGTATGGGTGCCATCGGAGTCATGGGGGTATGATAGGGTCTCGCGCATGCCCAAACGCTCCCCCCTGCCGCGGGTCAAGTCGCCCCGGCTGAACCCAGGTCTCGATGCCGATTCGACCATCAAGCGGCTCGTGTGCTCGAGGTTGCTCGACCAGCTATCTGGACCACAAGCGGTGGTCTACCTCAAGCTCCTGGTGGCCGTGTCCAACCAGCGCACGACGCGGGTGGTTGTCGCGAACGCCGAGCTCCATCAGAACCGCGATGGGCGCACCGCCGCGCAGGCGCTCCGCGAGCTCGAGAGCAAACACGGGCTGTGCAGGATCCATTGGGACGACAAGCATCAGCGCTCGATCGAGGTGCGGTGATGGCTGAGCCGGTCAAGCCAGCGTTGCCGCGCGTACTCGGCAGCGGACCGCTCGCCGATTCGATGCGCGCCACGATCGCTGCGGACCCCGACCGCTATCGCCCGGAAACGTGGGGCATGGATCCCGTCAACACGTGCCCGTGTTGTGACCAGGAGATCTTTCGGTGCACCACGCGCCACACCGGATGGCGCTCGGGATTCGCGTCGCTCGCTAACGTGGTGCATCCGTCTTACAACGCGGAGACGCGCGAACCGGATCCGGACGGGATCCTGTTCTCGTGCTGTTGCGTGGCTCCGAATTGGGGACCGGCGCACAACGCACAGAATGGGGATTGCGAAGGTCTCGGACCGGCGAACGATGACCCGCCAGAAGTGAGGATCGAAATCCGCGCGGCTGAGATTGCAGCGAGTGGCGCCGACATCGCGGGCGGAAAGTGGCGCTCGTTCCACTGGTACGAGGGATGCGGCTGGGACAACGCGGTCGCTGATGTGGATGTGACCGATCCCGGGCATGACCACTGTGACAACGGCGAACCAGAGGACGGCCCGAAGCATCTCGCCGGGTTCCTGGCGCGCGTCATCGTCGAGGAGCCGAGCGATGACTAACCGGTGGCCCGAGATCAACGAGGCGCCAGTGCCGTGCCCGCGATGCGATCGCATCCCTCGATCTCACAGCGCATACGATATGGGGACTCGCTTCGCGCCGCTAAGAGAGCCGGTGGTCGGTTATCGCTTCGAGTGCCGACGCTGGTTCGGCCTCCGCCCCTGCTTCGGTAGCCAGCTCGAGATGTGCTGGAACACCAAGGACTGGAGCGATCTCGCACGACGTCGTGCGGCCGCCGACTGGAACGATCTCGTGAAGCGCTTCGAGCTCGCGGCGCTTGCAGACAAGGCGGTGCGCGGTGGCTGATATCGACGAGGCGCTGCGGCTGGCGCGGGCCAAGGTGGAGCGTGCTGACGAAGATCTCGTGATCTTGGAAGAACCGTCTGATCTTCCTTCGATGAAGGCGCTCATCCGTATGAGCGGGCTCGCACGTCGGCACTCCAACGACGCTGAGTTACTCGCGCAGGCGCTGATCGAAGCGAGCGAGCGTCTGGCCGCCGCGCAAGCCGAGCGCGATCAATCGCTGGCCACCATCGATCTGCTGAACAACTGGAACGCCAGCGAACGAGAAGCGGAAGCCAAACTCCGCGCCACACTCACCGCCGAGCGGGATGAGGCCGTGGATGCGTTGGCGCGCGATACCGATCACGCGTGGCGTTCAAATTGGGAGGCGCAACTGGGAGACGAGCGCGACGAGGCGAGGCGCGAGGTCGAGCGGTTGACGCGCGCACAGGCCGTCACCGAGCAAGCGCTCGACATAGCACTGCGCGAGATCGCACGGCTGCGGCTGAGCGAGAGCGAGCGCAGCGCAGTCAAGAGCGAGGCGGGATGAAGGTCGTGGTTGATGTATCCGTCGGACGCCGCGGCGTGCGACGCCTTCGCGATGCCGGACACGAGGTCATCGAGGCCGAACACGGCGAGATGGATCGCGCGTGGTTCCTGCGCGCTGGTCGCGATGTCGAGGCGGTGATCTCTCCGGACCGCGATCTCGAGGTGCTTTGCAACGACGCCGGCGTGGTCACGCCGAACCGCGCGAAGCGTCGCGCTGAGCAGTTCCACCACCACGATGAGGACCTCGCGTGCCTCGCGTGCGGCACGGACTCGTCAGTCGGTTGCATCGCTGGAGTGCGGTCGTGAGCCGATGGACGTGCATCGATTGCGGCGACACGAGCGATGACGAGGACGCCGACTGCTCGTGCGATGACACCTGCACCGAGCACATCGAGACGATCAAGCGGCTGCGCGCCGAGATCGTCTCGCTCCGAACTAGACGGGATGAGCTACTCGCAACCATCGTTCGCGTCACGAACGAGACCCCGTTCCCCGATGAGGTGTTGGGAGTCGCAGCGCGCTGCGATGCTCGCCGAGATAGGGAGCCTGCGAGCGCAACTGGCGGACGCGGGGCGCTCGCGATGAGCGGTTCGCTACCAACCGCAGCGTGCTCGAGGTGCGGCGGGACCGGGATCATGGTGCTGCCGCGGCGCGCTGCTGCCACGTTCGATCACGTGACGAACGAGTGGCAGACCACCGATGTGATTCGCCTCGCGGTCGATCCGCACCTCTCCATCCCTGGCATCACCCAGCGCCTCTACCGGCTCGTGGCGATGGGCGCGATCGAACGGCGCTATCCGTACGGCAGCTCACCTCGCGGGAAGCATCGCCAGTGCGAGTGGCGGAGGATTCAAACGACGTGCGGATGAGCGCGCGAATCACAGGATTTCAACAGCGGCTGTCCCGTCGGAAAACACCGGAGTTATTCACATGCGGATCTTGAGCTTCAGCCAGCCCTGGTGCTGGGGCATCTTCAACGCGTCGAAACGGATCGAGAACCGCAGCTGGCTCCCTCCGATCGAGTGCATCGGCCAGCGGTTCATCATCCACGCCGCGAAGTCATGGGATGCCGATGCGATCGGGTTCTTCCTCCGGCTCGGGCTGGACGGGTTCCCCGGTCGCAAGGATCTCTATCCGAGCGCGTGCGTGGTCGGTGTCGCGACCATCACGCGGTGCGTGACGAAGGTGGACACGCTGCCGCCCGATCAGCACCGGTGGTATTTCGGTCCGTGCGGGTGGCTCCTCGAAGACGTGCGCGAGCTGGCCGCCGACGATCGCATACCGTGGAAGGGAGCGCAGGGTCTCCGCCACGCCACACCCGAGCTCGTCGAGCGGGTCAACGCGGTGTTGCCGCGCGCGAGGATCTGCGCGTGAAGACCCGCGAGCAGATTCTCGAGAAGCAACGCGCGAACTCGAAGGCTCGCCGCGCTGAGCTCGCTGGCGATGGCTGGTGTCTCAACAATCGCGCGCACGGGCTCGCGACCCACGGCAAGCTGTGCCGCAAGTGCCGCGCGAAGCACCGCAAGGTGCCGCTCGAGATGGTGTCGGAGGTGATTCCGCGGCCGCCAGCGACAGCAACCGAGGTGCAGGAGTTCGTGTACGAGTCGGATCTCGAGGATGCGTTCGTGGCCATCAACGTGCGCGTGCGTGGTGCAGCGTGAGCGATTCGGCGGCGTCGATTCTCGACGATCGCGCGCTCACGAAGGAGGAACGCGAGGCGATCGCCGACGAGCCGAGGCGTGGCGTCTGGATCGAATCGCACAACGGATTCGTGATCGGCGACGGGCGCCCGCTCACCCAGCACGAGACTGATTGCACGATCGTCCGCGAGTTGCTGCGCTCCGCCAAATGGCGCGATGTCTTCGCGCACGAGGAGAACTCGCTCGCCATCGTCGAGCCCTGGCTCCACCAGATTCGGCTCGACGCAGAGGCGGGGCACCGAGAGCGCCAGAAAATGGCCGGGTTCCCGCGCGGCAATCCAGAGAAGCGCTACGTGGTTCCTAGTCAGCAGCGTTGTGGGCTGCATTCGGATGACTTGATCCGACTGCTGAGCTTCCGCGTGTGGGGAAATCGCGATCGCGACCTCGGAAAGACTCTCGCGGTCATTCTCGGGGTGGCGCGTTCGGGCGCAGGCGCCAGCGCTGGCGAGATCGTGCGGTCGATGCATGATTTCTGCCGTCAGGCTGATCTTGCCGAGGCGGAGAACATGGCGGAGACGTTCGCCGTTCTCGCGCCAGCGATCGTCGAGATCGATCGGTTCGGCGCCCGCTTCTACGACTGGCCGTAGTTCGCGACCGGCACGATCCCCGCTGATCTCCGGACGCTCCGGACCACTCCCGAACGTCACCCCGATGTGCGAGGGTGGCGGCTGGAAGCAATCCGGACCCCGAAAACTCGGACGGCCCCCAAGCAACGAGGGGCCGGTGACTTCGATTAGGAGGATCGACTCGATGACCGTATCCCATCGCCCTGACACCGCAACGCCGACCCCGCGGCGCCTCAAGTTCTCCCAGCCGGATCCCGAGCCTCGCTCCAGCTCTCGCGCGCGCCGTCCGCCTCGAGACCCCTCGAAGCCAAAGGGGCCAAGCCCCGAGGAGGCCCAGGCTGCCGCCAAGATCGCGCGCGCTGCGCGGGGCGAGCGGTTCAAGGTCCCGCCCTGGGAGCGGCCGCGGTTGCCGCACGGAGCTCGGTTCGAGCTCGACTATGACGCGGAGGCGATCCGCTGGTCGGGAACCCTCACGGCGGGCGGGATCACGGTGGCCGGAGACTCCGGCTCGGTGATGAATCTCATGTCCGCGCTGGACGAGAAATACCGCTTCAAGGCGGCATCCGTCGCGTCAGCATCGAGGGGCGGCACGCCGGCGCCGAGCGACACATCCGATCCCGAGGTGCGGTGATGCGGAAGGCGAGCCACATCGAGCGCCTGCTTTTGGCCGCGCTTCAGCAGTCGATGGCCGGGGATAATTTCGTCGATGTGACGAACGAGTGGGACACGCCCATCAGATTCGAGGCGGACGAACTCGGGCGTTCATGGCCCAAGGAGGATTCCCCGTTTTACGGGGTGGTGAACTCGTGGGAAACCGCGTTGCTCCGCCAGGCTACCATCGTCGGATACGACGCCGATGTCTTGATCTGGAGCACTGCGGTGACGCTGGTCATCGAGTGTGATGGAAGGGAATTCCACGAGAGGACGGTTCAACAGGCGTCGTACGATCGCGCACGTGATCGGGCGCTGCTTCGAGTTGGAGTCGATGCGGTCATTCGATTTACCGGTAGCGACATCGTGCGGGACGCGAATTCCTGCGCGCGCGAGAGTCGGGAAACCTTCGAGACCATCGTTTCCAAACGTGACGCGATGCGGGCGCATTGGGAGGGCTTTGCCACCATAGCGACCATCCGGACGGTGTCCGAAAGGCTGAAGCGTCGGGGTGTGGGATGACGCGCTATCGCAAGATCGAAACCGCGATGTGGTGCGACCGCCGATTCCGCGCGCTCACCGCGCCACCGCCCAACGCGCGGGACCTCTGGATTTACCTTCTGTGCGGGCCGCGAACCACCATCTTTCCCGGGGTCGTGGTCGCCACCGAGGCGGTCATCGCGGATGATCTCCGGTGGTCAGTGAGCGGCCTTCGTGGCGCATGGGCGGAAATTGAGTCGCACGGGATGGCGGTCGCTGACTGGGAGGCTGGCGTCATCCTCCTTCCGAAGGCACTTCAGGATGGCGCTGGTTTGCCACGCGAGAGCGCCAAGCCAGGTTCGCCGAACCAGCTTCGGCACTGGGCTAGAACGTGGGTCGAAGTGCCGGAGTGCGATCTCAAGTGTGGGTACTTGGATCAGCTTCAACGGTTCGCCGAATCGCTGGACGCTAATCGCTCCGATGACGAAAAACCCTATACAAACGCATTTCTGAACTCGTTCGAGACGAGTCTCAGACGAGTTCGAGACTCGTCCCCGACGAGTAGGGGGACTCGTCCTCGACCCGCGCGCGATCCTGATCCTGATCTCTCCCCTGTTTTAGGGGGTGGGGTTTCGGGGTTTTGGTCTCCGGATCTCGGCGTTCCGGAGCCTCCGGATCCCCACGGCGATCGGTCGGATGATCTCGTACACGACCGTACACATAGCAGGCCTACGGTGACCCAGGGTACAATTACAGGGTCACATGGTAACGGGGAACACATAGCCGAGGTCGAGCCGTCGCATGCACCGGTGCCTACTGCCGTACCGGTACCGTACACCGGTAGTTTCGCGCAGGAGCGCTCGGAACCTGACCCCGGCAATCCCGCGGGGAAATCCGGAAACGCGCTCCTGGGGCAAACCAGAGGCCTCTCCGTGCAAGCCAGCGATGCCGCTCCGGATCCCGAGGTCATGGCGCGGAGGGCTCTGGTACACGGGTTCCCAGCGCGGGTGAACGCGCTGCGGGTGGCGGTGGCTGCCGCGCGCAAGGTATCTCCTGGTCGGCCGGTGTCTCTCATGGGCCGGGGCGAGGTGGAGCTCATGGCCCGGCTTCGCGAAAGCGTGGACCCAGCTGGCGACTTGGAGCACGTGCTCGAGATAGCCGCAGCCGAGGCACGGACCCCACGCGGTCAGCTGCGGTGGCTGTCCTGGTCGCTGGCCGAGCCGAAGTCGTGGGCGCTCTTGCTGGCCACCACGGCCGCCGACGTCGCGGACCGCGCCGAACGCGAGCGGCTCCAGGCCGAGCGCGACGAGCGGCGCAAGCCACGCGACGTGTTCGCCGAGATCGACGCGGCCTTTGAGCGGCAGTTTCCTGGCGAGAGTGGCAATGTCGATGGTTGTCAGACTGGCGATGTAGTTTCCGCGAAATGACTCCCTCCGAAGCGAGAGACGTAGTCAAATTCTTAATGGCCGGATACCCGACACAACGCACGTTCATGAGCGCGACGGACATCGACGGGATGCTCGCGTTCTACGTCGCGGGGCTTGTGGACCTCGATGCCGCACCGACGCGCGCGGCCATCATCCGGCTCTCGCGCTCGGCGAAGAAGATCCCGACGGTGGCGGAGATTCGCGCGGAGGTCGTCGGCGTGCTCGCGCGCGGAGCTCGTCGCACCGGGCTCGAAGCCTGGGGCGAAGTGCTCGCGGCGGTCTCGAAATACGGCTCGCATCGCTGGCCCGGGATCGATTTCCAGTGGGGTGACCCGGTGGTCGCGCGCGTGGTCGCGGCGTTGAACTGGAGCGACATCTGCGCGAGCGAGGCCACCACGATGGTCGCGACGCGCGCACGGTTCATCGACGCGTACGAGGCCATCGCGAAGGCCGAGCGCACCGAGGCGCAGGCATCCAACGGCGCCCGCAACGCACAACTCCAGCGCGCCGAGCTCGCACCGGCGCCAGCGCGCCACGAGCTCGAGCAACGTCGCGAGCCCGACGAGCCGGAGGACATGGGGCGGTTGCTCAAGCTCGTGATGGAGGAGGGGTTCGAGAAGGCGAGCGAGACGCTCAAGCGCGGTGGTGGATGAGCGACACCCGCACACGCGTCCCGTGCTCCGGTTGTCGTCGAGCGATCGTTATTCCTCCATGGCGCGAGCGTTCGTTCCCTCGTTCGGAGCGTTGGTGTATCGCGTGCTCCGGGTTCACGCCACGCGATCTACGCAACGCGTTCGTTGGGAAGCGATGAGCGAGGCTGACAGCAAGCGGCTTCGGTACCTCTTGCACGAGGTCGGGATCACGCTCGACGAGCCCACGCCAGGTCGAGCACCGCAAGAGGCCACCGAGGAGCGCATCGACCGCGACGAGATACGTCGTATCTTGATCGAGCGCGGCGCTCCGGACGATGCTTCCACGGATTGGCTGGTCGATAGCTGTCCGAGCATGGCAGCCGCGCGCGCGTTCACACCACCGAGGAGAATCTGATGGACGGACACTCGAAGGAATCGATGGCCACGTTGCGCAACATGCGCGAGGAGATCGATCACGTGCTCATCGGTCACCAGGACAGCACCGGGATGGATTGCTCGATCGATCTTGGCTATCCCGAAGGCCATCACTGTTGCTACACGTGCAACCGCGTGGGCGCGATGCTCGCGGCGTGGCGGAAGGAAACCAGCGACGATCCGCTTCCGACGCCCACTCCGATCCAGTTCGACACGCCACCATGGATCGAAACGATCAACCGAACCGAGCGGAAGGTGACGGCAGTGGAGGAGTTGTGTACCGAGATGCTTCGCGAGTTCGCGTTGCGCAAGGCCACCGGCCGGTGAGCGAGGTGTTCGCGTTCGTTCCGGTCACTCGGCGTTGGCGCGCGTCTCCGACCGCGAAGCGCGCGCAAGGTGCACCAACGCTGCGATGGCTTCGCTCGGCCGCCAAGCGCTGGTCGCATCCGGCATCGTTCTCTCCCTCCATCATGTGGAACCGCTGGGGTCCAGCGCACGAGCTCGGACATGTGCTCGTTGCTGGCGATGACGATGGTCGCTACCACTTCGCCTACGGGCTCTGCGGCATCGAAACATGCGACTGCACCAACGAGTGGTGTCTCGTCGTCGAGTGCGCCTCGATGATCATCTCTCGCGCGCTTCTCACCGCAGCCGGTTACCCGGACGTGGCCGAACTCGAGCATCGCCAGACCGAAGGCGTGGAGTTCGTGGTGCTTCATCGCCGGCGAGCTCGCGCGTTGCTCAAGCGCATCGGGCTATGGCCTGTGCCCGTCACGATCTTGGATCTGGAGAGCGCTCTCGAACGGCGATGTGCGCCAGCGCCCGCTGACGGAAACCTCACCGAGCCTACAGGGAACACATGACAGCAGCGAACAAGATAAACGGCCACCATGCACCGATGCCCGCACAAGCCAAGCAACACGATCAAGATACGCCATCCTGGATCACGCGGTTGTTGCACGACGATCCCGAGGGATGGTGCCGCTTGCGTGGATTGCAAGCGATGCTCGCGTTACCGCCGACGAACCAGCGCCGGCGCGTCGTGGAAGTCGAGGTGGAGCGCGGGGTCTGGGAACCAATCGACGAGCTCAGTATCGATCCCGAGCATCTCGTGCTCGCACAGTCAGGGGCGGAACTCGCGCACATCGCTGGCGAGCTCATGGCGCGCCGTGCACGCCTCGAGTGGCGAATCGTTCCGAGCTCGGGGATCCCGCAATGGCGCATGGCCGCGCGCGGGGTGCGTGAGCACTTCGCCGACTACCGCGATCCGACGCGCGAGGCTGGGCCCTGATGTCCTCGAACGCGCAGCGGCATCTGACTCGGGTCGAGGCCGCGAAGCAACGCGCGGCGATCGCAGCGGAGGCGCGGCGCAAAGAGCGAGCGGATGCGAAACGCTCTGCCATTCGCGCGCTCATCGATCCGTTCCGCGAGCACGCGAGCATCGTGCTCGATGCACTCCTAGCCGACCAGGACGAGAACGGTCGGCGAGATGTCGCCGCGCTTCACGATGACATCGATAATTTGATCGATGTTGCTTTGCGGCATGCACGCGAGCGCTTTCCTCAGAGCCGATTCGAAACCGCATACATGTGGCGCGGTCGCGGTGGCGGATTCGGTGACGAGCGCGGCGATGTCTACTGCCGCTTCTGCGGCGAGCTCCAGCTCCCGAACATGCGGCGCACTAACGCATGGCGCAAGCGCGGCACGTTCAAGGAGATGCCGTGGACCCACCTGGCCATCTGCGCGCTGAAACACCTCGCGTTCGATCTTGATGTCGTCACGCCAGGAACGATGAAGCTACCGATCGACTCGCTCCCCAACCTCGAACCGAACGAGAGCCCATGAACCGAGAACGCCTGATCGAGATCGCACGCGCGAGCGCCAAGGCCAAGCCACAGAGCTACTACGCCGAGCCGTTCGAGCCGCACGAATGGGTCATCGACGCGATGCTTGGAGCGATGAAGGAGGCGGCAGCGTTCATCGAGACCGAGCTCCGCGCATCCGGTAGAGCATACGCGCGCAAGCTGGTAGATGAGGCGGCCGCGGATTCAAGCGTGGTGGGTGCGATACGCCTTGCTCACGAGCAAGTGACGAAGGAGCGCGAACGCGAACGCGCCGCGAAGGATGCCGCGTACCACGAGCGGAACCAGTGCGTGGCCGCGCTCGTCACGATGGCCACGATGCTCGGCTGGCGCCACGGCCTCGGACTTCACGACGAGTCGGATGCGAGTTGGGACCGCGAGTGGATGCACATCGTGTTCATCGACCTGCCGACGGGCCAGGTGTCGTGGCACATCCACGATCGCGGGCTGCCGATGTTCCAGCACCTGAAGCCGTATCCCGGCACATGGGATGGCCACACCACCGACGAGAAGTATCAGCGGCTCGCCAAGCTCGAGGCGTGGCGCAGGGAGACCGCAGGATGATGGAGCGTCAGGGCGAGGAGCTGCGGCCGCTCGCGCGAAGCGGGTGGCACGAGAGGCGTCCGGAACAGATCGCGATCGCGCCCTCTGAGCTGCGGGGCGCCTGGCTCGCGTGGTGCGCGAGGCACTCACGACTCGTCCGCCTTCTTTGCGCCGGCCTGCAACCGAGCGCGCCTCGCAAGTAGCGCCTTGTCGGGTGTCGGCGGCAGCCGCTCTCCACGAAGCGTGGCGTCGCGAATATCCTCAAGCGTCCTCGCGATACGACCCAGGCGAGACACCGTCATGGCCGACCAGATGATCCAGAGGATCCAGCTGGTGAACATGAGGGCGCCAATCACGAGGCCGACGCCGAAACCGATTGTCATCACGACCGCACCGCCCGTTGAGTGCTTCGTCGCTTGGTGCTGGTGGGTCCCATGGCTTGCTTCACTCCACCCTCCGGGTTGTTCGCGTCAGCCGCGCGCAGCCGCGCGACGCCGACGGTACAGCGCAGTTCCTTTGCGATCGTTGACCACGACTTGCCTTGACGCCGCAACTCGATGACAGCCGCCGATGAGGGACCGTTCACCGGAGGCCGGCCGAGCCGTTTCCCCGACCGACGAGCGCGATCAAGTCCGAGCATGGTGCGCTCCCGAATCAGCGTGCGCTCGAACGTTGCAACACCCGCGAGCACGGTGAGGATCAGGCCGCTGATTGCATCGCCGCCAGGCTTCACGTCGATTCCCTGCGAGGTCGCGACGAAGCGCACGCCAGCGTCCTTGAGCGCCTCGATGTTCGCGAGCACATCGAGAGTTGAGCGTCCCCAGCGATCCATCTTCCACACCGCGACCGCATCAATCTCTCCCTTGCGGGCAGCTTCGAGCACGCGCTGGAGACCTGGGCGACCGTTCCACGCACCGCTCGCCGACTCCTCGATACACAGCGCCACGACTCCACCGTGACGGTCGACCCACGATTCAAGTTCTGCCCGAGCGAGACCCTGATCTTGGTCGAGCGTGGATACGCGGTGGTAGATCGCCACACGTATCGCCCCCCTTGTAGAAAACGGGGGGTCAATGCGGGTGCCCTGTACTGCCCGCTTCCGGCGATTTGCGGCCATGGGCATAGCTTGTCAAATACGGTCGGTTATTACAAGACCGCCCGAGCGGGCGGGATCAGACCGGCAGCGGGGTGGGAGTTGCAATCCGGATTGGAATATGGGCATATGCCCACGCATGAAGTCAACGTGGGTAACGACAGCGGCTGCGGCGGAGATTTTGGGCCTTCAGGTCGTTCGCGTGCAGCAACTCGACGAACACCTACGGCCGGAACGAGTCGACGCTGGCGCGACCCGGCCGGATGGGATCCGCATCTACCGCCGGGACGTGATCGAGGCATACGCGAAGGCCCGCGCCGATGGTGCAGGACATCGTCAGCTTCGATGCGACGCGAGCGATCCCAGAGCCGACAAGCGGGACGAGGAAGATCTCAACGCCATGCAGCTCCATCGGCGGATCGCCGAGTACTACCGGTCGGTGGGCAACGACGAAGCTGCGATCGAGGCCGACGAGGTCGTGTTCAAGCTCGAGCGCGACGTCGCGGCTCGCGGAATCGCAGCTCAGCAAGAACTCGCCGCTCACGCGCAGCTGGTCGCGCAGCTCGAAGAGTTGGGTGTCGAGCTGAGTGCCGAGCAGCTGAAGCGAAGCTCGCGATACCTGCAAGGTCGGCTCGAGGATCGAGCACGCGTTGCGATCGCTCAGCCTGATCCAGGCGCTCCCGCCGCACCTGACGTTCCCCGGCACCGGGTGCGCCTCCGGCGTCGAGGGCGGCCGCGCGGTGTCGCTCGCGAGCGCTGAGCGGCGAGTCGTCGTCCGCGCTGGTATCCGAATGCTCGCGACCATCGACGCGATCAACTCGCCGCGATGCGCGAGTACGTAGCAGCCGAGCGCAACAATCATCGCCGGCTAGGGCATGTCGATCACGAGCCAGCCGGGCTCGTTGTGGTTCGGTCCGCCGAGCCAGCCGTGCATCCGCTGCGGAGACCCAATACCGATCGATGGCGTGACCACGATGTCCGGTAGCGTGCCCGTGCGCGTCCATCCTGGGCCATTGCTTGCCGGGCCGTCGATCAGCCACTCGCCCGCTGGCGTCTTGCACACGATGGATTCTCGCGGCCCGTTCCGCTGATATCCGTCGATGTCGTTGAACGAGCCAGAGTCGTATAGAGCGCCCGCTGGCGCGTTGCTGATGGTCACGAGCTCGCCGGTATCGCTGCGCTTGTAGAGGCGCGAGCGGCTCTCCTGGCGCGCGTCATCGGCGCGGAACACGAAGCCGCACACGCACCGTTCCGGCCATCGCGCATCGTCGATCGACACGGTCTTGCCCGTGTGGTCTCCGTCGAGCGATGACTCGATGGTCCCGCGCTCACGCCCGATCGAGATCTCCGCATCGTGATGGTTCCAGGTAACGACGTCTCCGCCGGGGTAGCGCGGCGCCGTCCGACCGCATGGCCCGGTGTCGCCATCCAATGCGAATCGACGGAGACTGAGCAAGATCTCGTCAGTGGACGTGAGCAGGAAACAGCGGATGCGTGACGGCATGCCAGAGAGTAGCGCGATCCCCTGATGTCAGAGCGCGCTACGATGATGCCGCTATGGCTACAAAGCTCGAGCTATCCACCACCCAAGTAAACTGGCGCCGCGCCGCCATCACCGGCAAGGCATTCACGAGCGCACACGTGACGTGCCGTTTTGCCGACCTCCTCGATCCCGAGTTTCGGGCCTGGATTATCCAGGTGCGCTCGCGCATCGAGGCCGGTGGCGAGTTCAAGATCCAGATCCCGCCCACGGACGCGGACGACATCATCAAGTCAAAACTGTTTGCGCCCGCCGCCGAACTTGAGATGGATGCCGTCAGACCGGTTTGATACACCTGAAGCGGATGACGAAGGCTGAGCGTATCACCCGAGCACAGGCCGAGTTGATGTGCCCGGTGGTTCCCCGGACGGCCCACGAGCACAACCTCGTTGCACTGTGGTGGGATCTCGAGTCGATGCGCGATGGCAATCCGCTGTGCTCGTTGAGCGCGATGAAGATGGCCGACAGGTTGCGCGCGCGATCCGTGATGGTCGCCACGAAGTCAGAGAGCAGGGTGGCCGTATGCCGGTGATCCTGGCGCGTGTGTGGTGCACGCTCGTCGGTCACAAGTGGCGCGTGCTCGCGGTCAACGCGGAGCTCGCGGGCTCGGACCCGCTCGTCGGAACGTTCGCGCTGTGCCTCCGGTGTCCAACCGTCTGGGATGACCTCGAAGGCCAGCGAACGGTAAGGACAGAGCGATGAGTGACATTCTCGATCTCGAGGTGTGGATCAAGCGCAAGCGCATCAGCGACTGCACCCACGCTGCTGCCGATGTGGACGAGGCTGCGGCCTCGCTCACGTGCCAGTTCTGTGGTGTCGAGCTCGATCCGTGGTGGTTCCTGCGCAAGATGGCGCGCGATCTCTCTGTTGCGAAGTTCACGCTCCACCAAGCCAACAAAGAGGCGAAGCGACTGGCCGAGGAGATCGACGAACTCACGCGCCAACGGAACAACCTGCGCGCGCAGATTCGGCGGGCCGAGCGATGAGCCGCGAGCTCGTCAACTTCCTCGGGTGGTGCGTGATCCGCGGGGTTGTGTTCGTCATGCTCGATCGTGCGCTGGTGCACGACGCGGAGACATCGTTCGCATTCTGGTGCGCGTTCTCGCTCGTGGACCTCGTGCGCATCACGGATGGTGCGGTGGACCGCCACCGCGAAAGGGATCGCTGATGAGACAACCGCGACAGCAAGCAAACGTTGGCGATGTCTTCGGGCGACTTACCATCATCGCGATCGTACGTCTCCCACCGCACAGCCACCCGCTTTCAGCAAGGCGGCTTACCGAATTGCTGGTGTTGGAGATTCGCGGCCGGTTCGATCATGGGCAACGGAGCTCGACCGCGATCGCGAAGTGGATGGGGATCGACAGATATCTCGTTCGCGCCGTGCTCGAAGGCCGGTCATGGGTGGATGTCCAATGAGGATGAGCATTCGCCAATTGCACGAGACGGCATATCGGAAGCGGATGGGGATGGTCGGCGTGCTTTCCGTTTGTATCTGCGCATTCCCCGTCGTCAAAGAGGAGACCGGTACCGAGCACAGCAAGCACTGCCCCGCGCACCAGATGATCCTGGCCCAGCGCGAACTCGCCGCAGGTGAGTCGTCAATCGTGATCGATGAGGCCATCGCAGAAGCCTCATCGTTCGAGGTCGAGCGCTTGAGCAACCTCGTGGGCAAGCGGCGCAAGGCGAGGACGGCACCATGATCCGCACGTGGATGGTGGAGATGGCCGTGGTCACGGTGGTCTTGGCGACCGTCGCGATCGCGAGCGGAGGTGGAGCGGTCGAGCTGCTCGGCGCGACCGCTGTGGTGCTCACGTTCGGGCACGCGCAAGTAGCTGAGCGACTCGCAGAACGTGATGCTGCGCGTGTGCGCCCGAGCGTCGCCTGCCATCGCTGGGCTGTGCGCTACCTGCTCGCCAAGGAGACCATGTGGTGCGCATACTTCGTGATGCACCGCTCGTGGTCAGCGCTCGCCGGCGTCGGCTTGTTCCTCGCGTACCCGGCGTGGCGGCGATGGTGGCGAGCCCGGCATCCGCTCGCAAGAGTCGAGGTTGCGTGAGCGGGCGAGAGGAACGCGCGGCGATCATCCGGGCTGCGCACCTGGAACCGATCCCTGAGGGTGTGCTGGTTTGGTGTGGCGGCCTAGGATCTGCCGTGCACAACGAGCGGCTGCCATCGCTCAAGATGGCCATCAACGAGGCGAAAGTGTCTCTCGCGTGGCGCGAGTGGCGAAGACTTCGCCGCGGCGGACCACCATGAGCGCACGTGTTCGCGAACGCCGCGCAGCAATCGCGCGGCTCGTGGCATCGGCGGAGGTCGAGGCGACCGAGGGAGCGAGCTACGTGATCGTGTTCATCGGCGGTCTGAGCCAGCCCGTCCACCACGATGTTGATGGGTTCGTTCAGCGTCCATCGTTCGCGGTCCGCGTCAACGCCACGAAGGTCGCGCTCGCGTATCGAAGCCTGCGGCCGCGCCAAATCATGACGGGTGGTCTTGCGCGCGTTGGAGGCGTGATTGCGATCTACCCACGCTCGTTGTCATACCTCGACGGTATCTAGGGACCTATGACCGAACGCCTGACCGATGAGGAACGCAACGCCACCGTTTCATTCTGCGTCACGTGCTTCGCCGACTCGCTCGATGGATCGTGGGGCTCCGGCGTACTCGATGGCGGCCACTGCCTCAACTGCGGTGCTGGCGGCGGAACCGTCGAGATGAAGCGCTGGCAGGTGGAGGAGATTCGCCGGAACGCGAGCTGGGTCGGCCGGCGCTACTACCCGAGCTCGGAAGATCGCGAGCTCGCGCAAGAGCGGCTGTCCCTCCTTGCGCTCGTGCCGAAGTTCGTGGGGCGGAGCGCGAAGCAAGACACCAAGCATCCCCAAACGTGGTGGGTCACCCAACGTACGCCGACCGGACACCCGCTCGAAACTCGGTCGGTGTCGCAAGCCTTCACCGCCAACTCTGCGGATGAGGCGCTCGACTTCTCGCGGCTGAGCTCGTTGCCGTACGTGTCCCCGTCTGCGTTCGGCGATGCAGACGATGCTGCGACCGCATCGGGTGCACGCGATGGCGGAGGACCTCCGTGACGGAGCCACCGCGCGAGATGATCGATATCGCCGTGTCCATGGCGCGGAAATCTCCGTGCGCCAATAGCAAGCGGGGCGCGGTCGTGTTCGACCCGAAGGCGATCAGCGGTAGGGACGGGCATCCGGTGGTCTTCGGCGTTGGCTACAACGGCGCGCCGCTCGGTCGGTGCGATGCATCGCCCGAGTGCATTCGCGACTGCGCGAAGCGATGCGTTCATGCTGAAGCCAGAGCGCTCCGCTCCCTTCGGGAATCGCCCGCCAGCGACGACATCGACCGATACGACATGCTCCACGTGAAGATCGGAGACCATGGCTACCTAGTGGCCGGTGGTGGCCCATCGTGCTGGCAGTGCTCGCGGGAGATCTTGGAGTCGGGAATCGCGGGGATGTGGCTCTTCGAAATCAGGGCGCCGCTCCCAGGGCGAAGTGATCCATCGGAGGTCTGGGTTCGCTACACCCCGCTGGAGTTCCACCAGGCCACGCTCAAGGCGTGCGGGATCTACGATCCGTGAGCGACATCCAGATCCCAGACCCGCTGGAACTACGCGTGCGCCAGCTCGAACACCAACAGCCGGAGAGACCATGAGCAAGAGACCAGATCTCGCGAGCGTTCCCGATCACATCCACGTGGTGGTGTGGCGAGAACCGAGCGTGGTGCTCGGCGTGGAGGGCGTGTTCGAGCGGAGCCAGGTGATCCGCCGAGCGTCGTGCTCGCAGTGCGGGTGGAGCGGTCGGTACTGGGATGGCGACCCGATTCCACCGTGCCCGAACTGCGACCCGAAACCGGGGGCATGATGCTCGGTCTCATCCGCAAGCGACACGAAGGGCCGGGCTGGATCGTGATGTCCGAACTTGCGAACGGCACGGGCTCGAATGTCAGCCGCCACGCCGATGCGGTGGCGCTGGGAATCTGGCCGAGCCGCGGCTACGAGCTCCATGGTTATGAGATCAAGTGCTCTCGAGGAGACGTCCAGAAAGAGATCAACGACCCCCGCAAGGCCGATGCGGTTGGCAAGTACTGCGATTTCTGGTGGCTCGTGGTTTCCGACATCAAGATCATCGACGGCATCACGCTCCCATCAACGTGGGGCGTGCTCACGCCAAAGAACCGCGTGCTCCGTGCCGTCACCAAGGCGCCGAAGCTCAAGCCGAAGCCGGTTGATCGCGCGTTCGTCGCTGCGATGATCCGCAACGTGACCAACTCTTGGGTGCCGAGCCACGAGCACAACGCGCTTAAGGAGAAGCAACGCGACGAGCTCAAGGCCGAGCTCGAGCGCGATCGCCAGTACGTGGCCGGCAATGCCGAAATGGAGAACCGGCGGCTCCAAAGCCAGATCGAGGCCTTCGAGAAGGCATCCGGCGTGAAGCTGGACGCGTGGCAAGCGGGACAAATCGGCGAAGCCGTCAAGCTCGCGCTGGAGGCTCGCGGCGTGACGGGCGAGGAAGCATCGAAGCGTCGGGCGCAGTATCTGGACAACACCGCCGGTCACCTCGAGCACGTTGCGCGCAACGCACGCGATGCTGCGAAGGCGATCCGCGAGATGACGGATGCCGATGACCAGCGCGAGCTGCCGCTCGACATGGTGCCGCGCATCGGCGGCCTTCACGGATGAGCGCTTGGGTGCGAAGGCCGGACGGCGGATGGGCGCACGCTCCGCGGTTCAAGGTGGTGATCAACCGTGTGATGCGAGCGCTCCAAACTCGCCGGCGGCCAACGAGGCTTTGGGTGCTCGTCACGGTTTGCGATGTAACCACCGACCCGCCAACCGCCATCGGATACCGGTTCGGGCGCGTGCTGCACCTGTGATGCGGTACAAGATCCCGTATGGGAGCAAGATTCGAGATTCGGTCCGACAAGAGCGGACAGCCCTACTTCGTGCTCATCTCGAGCAACGGCAAGGTGCTGGTCAAGAGTGAGTCCTACGCCTCGAAAGCGATGTGCCAACGCGGATACACCGCAGTGAGGCGATACGCACCGAAGGCCACCGTCGTGGACGTGACGGCTCGTGCTACGAGGACAAATGCGAAGTCGAAGAAACGAAGCCGCTGACACTTGGGGGCGTGCGTGATCGCGCTCCTGCTCGGGTGGATCTTGTCGCTCGCATCGGATGCGGAGGCGCTACGCCGGACGGCGCCGGCGTACCTGTCGTACGCGGCCGCGGTGGAACATGTCGCGGCTGCAGACCTGGCGGGCCTCGCGTTCGATGTCGATCCGGTCTTGCTCCTCTCAATTTCACACCACGAATCGCGCTACCGGCACGACACCATCACTCCAGAGCGCGGAGGGAAATTCTCCTGCGGAGCAATGACTCCAATTCCAACATACGACCGCGCCGCGTGCGCGCGAGCTCGAGCCTCGGTGCTCGCGAGCTACCTCGCCGGAGCTCGCCATCTCCGCGAGTGGCTCGATACCCCGAGGTGTCGCGGCGGTACCGGTTGCGCATCGCTCGGCTACGCCGGGGGCTACCGGCTGATCAAGCGGTGCGCTCGGGGGCCGGTGGTTCGGAAGCGCGGAGCTGCTCAGCGCGACATCTGCCGCACGCCGGAGGTGTTCGAGCACCGCGCCGCGCTCATCCGCCGCGAGCGAGCGCGAGCTCGAACCGGGGCCGGTGTGTGAATTTCCGGATCCGATTCGGATCCGTTTTCTTGCCGCCGGATTTCTGGCTTAACGTCATCCCCATACCCGAGGTGGGTTGCTGGCTCTGGATGCGCCACGTCAACCCGAAGGGTTACGGCACGCACGGCCGCCGAGCTCGCTACTCGAGATCGCGCCTTGTGCACCGCTACACGTTCGAGATCTTCGTAGGCCCGGTCCCGTCCGGTCATGAACTCGATCATCACGGGTGCCAGGTGCGGCTATGCTGCTACCCAATGCACCTCGAGCCCGTGACGCACGCGGAGAATGTTCGGCGATCGATCGCAACGAGGCGCGCGGCGTGAGCGCGCCGGGGAACCTCTACGAGCACCATGGCCGCTCGCAGAGCATCAACTATTCATCTGCGATGCGATTCCGACGTGAGATCGCGGATGGCGTGGAGTGCCTCGTCGACACGGAGACTGGTCGCGTGTTCTCGGGTGGCGAGTTGGTTCGCGTGGTGGCGGATGGTCCGATCGTTGGAGTGTCCGTGGGCCACATCATCATTGATGATCCGTGCGGTGAACCGTGAGGCTCGGCCGCTATCCGATGCGTCGGCTCGCATGGCGTGACGCGGCCACCGGAGCGGTTGGCTACGCGGTGATCCGCATCGACGAGCTCTTACCCGGCGTGCGCACCGAGTCGCTGATCATCGATGACGTGGTGGAGATGGACATCTCCGTGCGCAGTGTCGGACCCGGGGACGGCGGTCTTGGCGTCATCGTCACTGCGCACGAGGTATCGTGACCTCGCCAGCGCATGAGCTCCTGCGGTTGTTCCGCGGCATGGAGGGTGCCGAACAGCTCGCACCGTTGATCGTCGATGAGGAGGGTGGCTCCAAGTCGGGGTTCGATGTGGTGACGCTGCGCGTGCTGGCAGCATGGATGATGACCTCGCATCGGTGGACCGAGCCGAAGGGCGCGCCACCGGACGGCGGGATGCCCACCGCGAGCTCGTGGTCGTGGCTCTGGAGCTCGTACAAGATGGACGTCGGCGGGGTGGCGGCGGGCGCGGATACGACGCGCGAGGTCGCGCGCGAGCGGCTCGAGGTGCTTCGTCACAACCGTTTGGTGTACCCGGATGGCTCGTGCACGCGGTTCCTCCTGGCCGCCGTGCGCGTACACGTGGGGAAGCGCCTCAATCCGTCGGGAAAGCGCAAGGAGAAGGCCAAGGAGCCCACCGAGGCAAACTAGCTACCCCATCGCTGCCCTACACGTTTTGGCACTCCGGACGATCCATTGAGCATGAACATCCTGCTCATCGAAGACGACGCCGCCCTTCAGATGATGACCAGCCGGTGGCTCCGCCGCGTGTATCCACACGCGGTGGTGACCGTGGCCGGCTCGGTCGCGGAGGCGCTGGATCTCCTGGGTGATGGTTCGTTCGATCTTGTGGTGAGCGACTTCGACCTGGGTGACGCGACGGGTGCGGATGTCGTCGCGTGGATGCATGACCATCGCCCCGAACTCGTGGCGCGCCTGGTGTTCTTCTCCGGTAACTCTGCCGCTGGCGAGCTCGGCCGCCCCCATGCGATGAAGCCGTGCACGATGGACGAGTTCCGCGCGGTTCTCGCTGTGGTAGGTTGAAGATTCCCTGCCAGGGGTTTCGCAATGGTCGGGCGCCTCATCGAATGGTCGATGGGGCGTTCGGCTTTTCGGAGTCGTCGCACGGCGCCGCGCGGTCATGATAGCGTTCGCCCATGTCCTGGAACATCTCGCTCGGTGGCACCAAGGCGGAAGTGCTCAAGGGTCTGGCCGAGAAGCGGCTGAATCCCGAGGCACCTGACCACGCGCAATTCGAGGCCGCGAAGGCGCTCATCGTCGGCGAGGTCGAGGCGGTGGAGGATAGCCGACCGAGCGTCAACGTGTCGGCCTACGGTCACGTGGGCGGGCCCGAATCGGCGCGCCAGCTCTCGATCTCGATCAACAGCTGATCGTCTTCGCAACGCTCGGCCACCGAGGGCCGGTTCAATGCCGGCGCGGTGCGCGATTTGTCCGGGGGCGCGATCCCAGTTAGGACGCCAGCCGAGCAACCAACGCCAAGACCGCTCGCGATCGCGCCGCGAGCGGTCACCTTGTCAGCGTGCTGCGGTAGCGTGCTCGTCATGCACAAGCAATTGCCGAGGACCCGGAGAACCAGGAGCCAGTCGTGAGGTTTCGCAAGAAACCAGTCGTGGTCGAGGCATTCCAGTTCTCCTCGCCAGAGAGCGCGCGGCAAATCGTCGAGTGGAGCGCTGGCGCGGTGAAGATGGGCACCGAGATCCGCAACCACTCGACCGAGCATCCCGATGGCTTCGACTACCCATGCCTGTTGGTCGCGACACGCGAAGGAACGATGACAGCGAGCGTCGGTGATTGGGTTGTGAAAGGAATCCGGGGCGAGTTCTATCCCGTGAAGCCGGACATCTTCGAGATGACCTACGAAGCGGTGATCGGATGAGCCACACGCGCAGCGCGATCAAGCGCGCGGTCGAGGAGTGGGAAGGTGGCGACCCGAGGAAGGCGCACGCCACTCTCGATCAAGTGATGGGGGATCCGTTCTTCGTGCGTGAGATCAAGATGGCGAACGTGCCGCGCGATTTCATGGCTGCGTTCTTCGCAGTGAGCGGCTCCGAGTCCGAGGGTTTCAAGCTCACGCTTCGGCCGGTGTCATCATGAGGGATGTCGAGTTCCGCGGCTCCAGCGATGACACGTTCGGCTGGTACGAGCCGAAGACGAGACGGGGCGATGATCACGACGACTGCGCGAACTCCAAGCTCCGCTCGTTCCTCGTGGACTCACCATCAACTGGCAAGGTGATCGTCGCCGGTGTCTACGGCAAATGTCCGGGCGCCACCTGGGCGGTCGGGATGTCGCCAGCCGATGAGGACGTTCCGCTACCACCATGGGCGGTGCGTCCCGTGTGGAGCGTCGATGGCTACACCACCGTGTTGCATCTCGAGGTTCCGGACGACACCACGATCACGCTCGTCTCGATCGATGGCGAGAAGCCGGAGAGCGAAGATGGGTGACCTCCTCAAGATGCAGTGGCGCGTTGGCCGGAAGCTCGGCCGCACGATCTACGCGCAGCTCTATCCCGAACCGAGTGATGACGACGTTTTGATCGGGATGTTCGATTCTCCGCGGCTCGCCGCGGAATGCGTCCGCTCGCACAACGCAGTTCTGGAAGCGGCCGGGGCGGTTTACGGATGAAGGCGATAGATATCGAACTCGGCACCCGGAAAGGTCGACTCGTGATTGTGGCGCGGGCTGGCATCTCCGATGCCGGGGCCGTGCTTTGGAAAGCGGCATGCGACTGCGGTCGTGATGCAATCGTAATCGGGTACGCGTTCATGCGAGGAGCGTACGTTTCTTGTGGGTGCGAGAAGGCGCAACGAGCTGGGGATCGAACGCGCACTCACGGGCAAAGCAAATCCAGGACGTACAAGTCATGGCTCATGATGTGGGATCGATGCAGAAGGCCGGGAAACAACCGATTCGCGTCTTACGGAGGCCGCGGGATCACGGTCTGCGAGCGCTGGCGGACCTTCGATAATTTCCTCGCGGATATGGGCGAGCGCCCCGATGGAACATCGATCGACCGCTTCCCGAACCGCGATGGCAACTACGAGCCGGGAAATTGTCGATGGGGCACATCAACCGAGCAAGCGAGAAACAGAAGCGACAACATCGCGAGTCACGATCTCATCCAAGAGATCCGCGGTCGCATAGAGCACGGAGAATCAAATCGCTCGGTCGCTCGTCGGATGGGGCTCCAGGAAGCATATGTGTCAGCGGTGGTCCATCAACGAATATGGGCAGACTCCTCGCCGTCGACTCGCGACAGGTAGAGCCGCGAGCTCGCCGGACCGCCACCGGGAACGAAGCGGCGCGGAGCCGCTGGGGCTCACTACGTTCCCGATGGCGAGAATCACTGGTAGCTACGGCTTCGCCTTGTCGAGCTCGCGCTGCCGCTCGTTCTCACGTTCGCGTGCTTCGCGCTGTTCGCGGCGTTGTTCCTCCGCGGGGTCGTTCGTTTGGATCGGTCCCGGCTCACGCTCCGGGTGAGCGGGGTCTGGATTCGGCTGGTTCTGGTTCGGTGGGTTCGGCATGGGCGGAGATTGTTGCAACGCCCACACCGCCGAACTCGAGCATGGGTATCGCCCGGTTGCTGCGCGCTCAGCGTGCGGTGGCGCTCGTGCTGTCACATCCGCGCGCTACCATCGGCGCATGGCTGAGGTTGCGATCGCCCGCGTTAGAGCTCCGTGGCGCATCCCAGGCCCCGGGATGCGTGTGAGTCGATGAGCACCGAGGAGGTGAGCGACATCCTTGCAGCCGATGGTAACGATGGCTGGTATTGGTCGATGCACTACCTGTTCGCGTGCATTCGCCTCACGGTGCGCCAGCAATCGCGCAACGCGGTGACCGGCAAGCCGTCGCCGAGGACCTAAGCGACGCATTGATCTTGATCTGGTAGGGTTGATCGAAGTCGTGACCCGAGAGAAGTCGAAGAACCCCAAGACCGGCCGAAGCGGGCCATCGAATCGGGTGCTGGTCGCGATGAAGTTAATTAGCGAGATGCGGTACGGCCAGGCGCGCGTTGCGCTGATGGAGCAATTCGGCATCGCGCGCACCACCGCGACGAACGATCTCACCGAGGCCACGCGGTTGCTCGGCGAGGAACTCGAGACGCAGAAGCCGTATCTCGCCGGCGTGCTCGTCAATCGACTCCTCCGCGTGATGGATCGCGCGGAAGCGAAGGGGAAGGACATCGCGGCGGTCCGCGCTGCTGAAGCAGTGGCGAAGATCGCCGGCCTCATCGTCAACGAGCACGGCACCAACATCAACGTAATCGGTGGGAACAACGTTTCTATCGAGCAGCTCGCTCACGTCAAGGTCCTCCAGATGACGCAGCCGCAACGCATGCACCGCGAGCAAGAGCTGGCCGCGCGAGAGGCCGCATTGCTGGGAGCGTCGAGCGAGCCGAGCGAGCCAAGCGAAGGCGATGGCAATTGAAACGCTGCCGCTCTCCGATGAGGAGCGCGCCGAGCTCGAAGCGCTACGAGCTCACCGAATGCAGGCGGAGACGTTCCGCGAGTTTGTGCGGCGGTACGCTCCGCGGTTCTGGCCGGTGCCGCGACACCTCGCGCCGCTCTACAACCTGATCGAACGCACTCGCTTCGAGCGTGTTTTCGCGTGCGTGTCGATGCCACCTCGCCACGGAAAGCGACTTGCCCACGACACCCCGATTCTGACGCCGGAGGGCTGGCGAACACACGGAGATCTAGCGGTCGGAGATGACGTGTTCGCGCCGGACGGCTCGGTCACGAAGGTGTCCGAGGTGTTCGCCGATGGTGCGTGTGATCTACTAATCACGTTCGATGATGGAGAGCGTTTCGTTACCCATGGCGAGCATCAGTGGAGCGTTCTTCGCCGAGGCGGGAAAGCTGAGGAGGTCATCGACACCAACGCGATGATCGAGTCTGGTCTCCAGGCCCGCGACGGGGAGAAGTGGCGATATCGGTTCTCGGTCCGTTACACCGAACCACTGCAAGGCGTTGAGCGGTCGCTACCGTTTGATCCGTACGTGCTCGGTTACTGGCTCGGCAACGGAACCACTGGAATCGCGAAGGTCACCGCCGGGCCTGATGATGCGCCACACGTGATCAATCAGCTGAGCGCTAGGGGCGCCATGCTCGGTCCGCGCTTCGTGCATTCGGCCACACGGTGCGTGACCCAGACGATCCGCAATGCCCCAGCGTGGACCGACAAGCGGATCCCAGTGGAGTATCTGACGGCATCTCTCGCTCAACGTCGAGCGCTCATGGCTGGGCTCGTCGATAGCGATGGGCACGTCGAACGCGAGACCGGTCGCGTTCGTTACGTCACCACGCTCCCAGATCTCGCGCGTGATGTGGAGGTGCTCGTCTCCTCGCTCGGCTACCGACCTAGCGCCACCACGCAAGCCCCCCACACCGGCTTCGCTCAAGGCCGCGACGTCATCGGTCGCCTAGATGTCCACACGGTTCAGTGGACTCCGCATGACGGGGAACCGCCCGGGACGCTGGAGCGAAAGCGCTTCGCCAAGGTCGGAGTTCGGCGCAGACGATCAATCATCAGCATCGAACGCACCACGCCGGTTCCTGGGAAGTGCATCCAGGTGGAGCACCCGGATCATCTCTATCTCGTGGGCGAGCGGCTCGTTCCGACGCATAACAGCCTCACGCTAATGCTGGCGCTCGCCTGGCGGATCATGCTCGATCCGGTCTCGCGAAACTTCTACACGAGCTACGGACAGTCGCTCTCTAACGATGCAGGACGCAGCGTGCGCGGCATGATGCAGGAGCTCGGCGTCCCGCTCGACCGCAGCTCGAGCGCGATCGATTCGTGGAGCACGACCTACGGTGGCGGACTGCGAAGCACCGCGCTCGGCGGTCCCATCACCGGCAAGGGATGCAACGGCGGCCTGATCGTTGTCGACGACATCATCAAGGGCTGGAAGGCAGCGCGCTCGAAGCTCACGCGAGACGAGGCCTACAATTACATTGTGAATGACGTGATGTCGCGCCTCGAGGGCGGCTCGAGCATCATCCTCGTCGGTACGCGCTGGGATGAGGATGATCCGATCGGCCGGATCATCCGCGATGGTCTCGGCAAGCGGAAGTGGGAGATCATCAACATGCCGGCGATCCACGACGCCTCTGGCGAACCGATCGACGAGCAGATCTACCCGGAGCTGGCGATGCCGCTCTGGGACACGATCGACGAGGCGCATCCGAACAGCCCGGCTGCGGCACTCGAGCACTACGCCGACATCAGAGCTCGAAACGAGTTCACGTGGTGGGCACTGATGCAGGGCATCCCTCGGTCCGAGGCCACGCGACTCTTTGGCGACCCCGCACGCTTCACGATGCCGCTCGACTGGAAGGGGAAGCGCTCCGTGCTCTGGCTCGATCCGGCCGCGAGCGCCAAGACCTCGGCAGACTTCGGCGCGCTCGGCGCGTTCGCTGGCGATGGCTACGGTCCCAAGGCACGGATGTTCATCAACGAGATCGGGAAACGGCGCGTGTCGATCCCGCAGATCACCCGCGAGGCGCTCGCGTGGCAGAAGCGTTACAAGCTACCGCTGGGCGTCGAGGCCATCGGGGCCTTCGAGGCGATTCCCGCGATCATGCGCGAGACCGAGCCGGACCTCGACGTCATCGCTCAGAACAGCGTGATCGGCGACAAGTTCACGCGCGCTCTCGGCGTCTCTGGTGCGTGGAACAACGGACGCGTGCTCGTGCCGATGGGCATCGACGCTAACGGCCACGCGATCGTCACTACGGATCGCTACTCGTGGAAGAACCTCGACGGGTCCATCCAAGCCGTTCCGGTCGGCGGAGTGGAGTGGGTCCCGGACTACATTCGGGTCATGAAAGCGTTCACGGGCGTCGATGGCGGCGAGGATGATGTGGTCGATATCAGCGCGCACGCGTGGAACTACCTCCACGGCATCGGTGACGACATCGCGCGCTGGGAAGCGCTATCTCGTTGACTCATTGATGCCTTGAACAAGATGAGCTGGGAGCGCTAGACTCGCGAAGTCACGTTCTCTCTTCGGTGTGGGAATGCCCCCGGTGGTCGCCATCCACCGGGGGCTCTGTTTTTCGGCATCGCGTGTGTATGCTGTCCTCACCATGCCGAATCCGAACCGCCCGAACCAGCCCAACGCTCCGACTCCACCCGCACGCACCGCTGAAGGGACCGCGCCACATGGCTCGGCCACCGATGACTCCAGCCCGCCCGATGCCAAGACCGTATTGGCTGGTGCACCGGGTTCGGCGCATGGCTCGCCAACTCCGCTGGCGAGCGCCACGCGTCCCGCCAGCCAAGCGCCCACGCGCGAGCACCGGACCGAGGATGCCCCGCGGCCGAAGGTGGTTTACCAGGCGATGCGCGGCGCGCATCGCGAGTTCGCTCAGCAAGCGTTCGAGGACTACTCCGCGAACGCTGATGGCAAGACGCACGACGGGAAGCAGATCCCGAACTTCAACGGGCTGACCGATTCGGTTCGTGACAACTGGGCCGCAGCGGTTCGCGGTCCCGTCGAGCGCATCGAGATGCTCGATGCCGAGATCGAAGGGTTGCGTACGCAGGTCGCAACGCTCCAGCGCGAAGCGAAGATCTCGAAGAAGCCGTGGCAGGATCGCGAGAAGCCCGAGCCCGAGCGCCGCGGCTAGATCGAACGCGCGCGGGGATGTCGGCGCCGAGTGGTAGGGTGAGTCCATGTCCTGGCTCACGAGCTTCTTCACTCGCTCGCCCGCAGTATCTCCGCAAGCGGTCGCCATCGATGCGGCAGTAAACGCGCTGCCGCGCGCCGCGCGAAACGATGCGTGGGCGAACCTGATCACTGCGATCGGCACGTCTCGCGACAAGAGCACCGCATCCGAGTTCCGCCTCAAGGTGGTGACGGATATCGAGGCGAAGCAGCGGTGGCGCGGTGACGACATCGCGAAGAAGGTGATCGAGTCGAAGCCCCGCGATCGCATGCGGCGCGGGTTCGAGCTCGACCTCGGAGACAAGGAGATGTCCGAGGCGGTTTGCTCGATGTTCGAAGATCTGCGGCTCAATTGGTTCTTTGCCAGAGCTGGCATGTTCGAGAACGCACTCGGTGGGGCCGCGCTGTTCCCGGTGATCAACGATGCGCGCTCCCACGAGGAGCCCATCAACGAGAAGGGCATCCCGAAGATCTCCCACTTCAAGCTGTTCGAGCCACGCGAGCTCGAGCCCTTCAAGTACTACGACGAGGACGCCGCGCATCCGAAGTTCAACCAGGTGGAGTTGTGGCGCACGCGAGCGACCACCCTCCGCGGAGGGCGTGCGAACAAGAGCGGCCTCGTCATCCACGAGTCTCGGCTCGTGATCTTCCCGGGAATCATCGTCGGTAACGATGATCAGGAGGGATGCTCGCCGGGGTTCGGCGACAACATGATGACCCTGGTCGATACAGTGCTCTCGCAGTTCGGGATGTCGTGGGGCGCGCTGGTGCTCCTCATCCAAGAGTTCTCGCAGGGCGTGTATCGGATGAAGGGGCTCAAGAGCGTGCTCGATTCCGATCGCGATGATCTCTATCAGAAGCGCGTCATCAACATGGACATCGCGAAGTCGATTCTCCACGCGCTGGTGATCGACATGGACGACGACTTCAAGCGAGACACCGTATCGCTTGCGGGCATTGCTGACGTCTTCATCCAGATGATGGTGCGCGTCTCCGCTGCTGCCGATCACCCGATGACGCGGCTGTTTGGAATCTCGCCCGCTGGCTTGAACGCGACCGGAGAAAGCGACCTCGAGACGTGGGATGACAAGGTGGAGGCATGGGGCGACGAACACATGCCGCAGTTCGAGCGGATCATCCGGCTCGGGCTCCTCTCGCACGATGGTCCAACGAAGGGCAAGGAGCCCGACGTGTGGTCAGCGAAGTTCCGCCCGATGCGGCAGATGTCCGAGAAGGAGCAGGCCGAGCTCCGCGGCGTGGTCGCCGAGACCGATGAGCGATACATCAACGCGGAGGTGGTGTCTCGCGAGGAAGTGGCGAAGTCACGGTGGGGTGGCGACACCTGGTCGATGGAGATGTCGATCGACTGGGGTGCGCGCAAGCGGCAAGAGATGGCCGCGGATCCCGTCGTCCCGAATCCAGATATGGAACCGACGATCGAGATCGTGGACCCGAACATCGCCGGATCGAACGTGGGGACGGTCCCTGATCCAACGACGGGAACCGACCCGAAGGCCAAGCCGAAGCAACCGACGAACGGCGCGCGCTCACCCGAACGGATGAACTCGGCGGAGTAGCTCGGTGCTCGAACTCCAGACGCTCATCCACACCGATGCCGATGATGCTGCCAGCACGGTGGCGGCATACGCGGCGATGGGCATGGTCAGCCCGCGTCGCGTCGTGCCCGCCGGCGCGTATCCCATGCGGTTGGAGGAGGAGTACGCCGGTCGCATCCTCGACATCGCAACCGCGACGCACAACCAGCTCGCGCCGTTGCTCGAGGTGATGCCGGGCCTGCTCGCTCGCTCGCGGCTGAGCCTCGACTCTGCGAACCGCGTTGACGCTGGCGAACCGAAGTTCGCGCGCGCGCTCGTGGAGCAAGCTCGCACGCGTGTTCGCCAGGGCATCACGAGGGAGCAACACGAGCAACTCGCCGCGTACTACGGCGGCCGCACCAGCGCGGTGCAACGCGCGACACTCGCGCGGCAGCTGAAGGCCGGGCTTGGCATCGACATCCCGATCAGCGATCGGCGGACGCCGGAGATCCTCGAGTACTTCACGAACGAGAATGCCGAGCTCATCACCTCGATCCCGGAGCAATACCTCTCCGACGTCGCGTCGCTCACCGCGCGCGCGTTCACCAACCGGATGTCACCGGATACGTTCGCGGCCGAACTCCTTGCGCGATACGACATCACCGAGAACCGCGCGCGCTTCATCGCACGAGATCAGATCGGCAAGCTCCACGGTCAACTCGCCGCGTATCGCCAGAGCTCGCTCGGGATCACGCACTACTTCTGGATCGATCGTCGAGACAACCGCGTGCGACCAGCGCATCGCGCTCGACACGGGAAGCGATTCGCCTACGCGAAGCCACCGAAGGGGGGGCACCCAGGTGAGGACTTCGGCTGCCGATGCGTGAACCGCCCCGATCTTTCGGCGGTGATCGAGCGCATCAATGCGATGCGTCCTCCTCGGCAGCCGACCATCCGCGCTCGTCGATAGCTAGGGGTCGGAGCATCGCCGCACGCTAGCCCTAGCGTGTCGGCACTTGTGCACGTGGATCCGCCCTGTTAGGGTGGCCACAGATCAGTGAGGGTCGCTCGCACCGACATTGGAACGCTCCGCAAGCCGGAAATCACCGCTCAGGGATTTTTGAAGGTGGAGGGGTACGCGAGCAAGGCCGGCGTGTTCGTGTACCACCGCGGCGATGGGACCGAGGTCCGCGAGCTCCGGCCGCGTGACGAAGTGTTCTCGCTGAAGGCGCTCAGCAGCTACGAGGGCGCGCCGCTCACGCTCCACCATCCGAGCGAGAAGGTCACCGCGAAGAACGCGAAGCGCCACTCCATCGGCACGGTGCTCCAGCCCGCGCGCCGCGATGGCGATCACGTTGCGGTGACGATGATGATCTGCGATGCCGATGCGATCGAGGCCGCGAAGCGAGGCACTTCGCAGCTCTCGAGCGGCTACACGGTGGAGATCGAAGACAAGGCCGGAATCGATCCCGAGTTCGGCCGCTACGATTGCGTCCAGCGCAACATCGAGATCAACCACCAGGCGCTCGTTGATCGTGCTCGAGCTGGCGACACCGCGCGCATCCGGCTCGATCGCGCTGATGACGGCTACATGATCGGAGCGGCGGTGCTCACGTCCATCGTGGATGGTCACCAGCACTCGCTCGACATGAGCGACACCCGCAACGGCATCGGGTCCACGTCGTGGGCGAACTCCGAAGGTTCGGAGAGCGGCCACTCACACGAGTGGGTCCGTAACACGGACGGTTCGATCGCGATCGCGGTCAACGAAGGCCACACGCACACGCTTCTCTCCGCCAGCGACAAGACCGACGGGCGTTCCAAGCCCACCAAAACGAAAGGACAGGGTATGCCGCCCGACAAGTCGAAGTCGAACAAGACCGACGCAACGCCGAACCTGGAGAATATCCTCCAGGCGGCGAAGGTCGAACTCGCCACGGTCCGCACGCGCGCGGACTCGGCGGAGGCCGAACTGGCCAAGCAACAGACCCGCGCGGACGTGGCGGAGGGCCAGGTGGTGGAGCTCCGCAAGCTGCTCGAGGACGCGCAGGCGGATCGCAACGATGTTGCGGCAGCCGAAGAGCGCGCCGCGCAGATCCGCGTTCTCGAGGACGAGAAGAAGGAGCTCCAGGAGAAGCTCGATGCCGCGAACGACCCGGAGGCGATGCGCCTCGCGGTGAAGGCGCGCGTCTCGCTCGAGCGCATCTCGGGCCCCGTCCTCAACCTCGACTCGATGGACGACATGACCGACCGCGAGATCATGATCGCCACCCTCGAGAAGTGCGGCCGCAAGGATCTCGCGGACGAGCCGGACGCGAAGATCGCCGGCCGGTTCTCCGAACTGATGTCGAATCGGTCTTCGAACCAGAAGGAGCTCGACAAGCTCATTCTGTCGGCGAAGAAGCCCGAGCCGCGCAGCGACGTTCGGAGCAAGCGCGAGGAGTACCTCGAGAAGCAGAACAACAGCTGGAAGCCCGCGCAAGGCTCCACGCAGAAGGGGGCGTAAGCGCCATGCCGCAGACTTCGATCACGCCGGAAGGCCAAGCGTTCGCCGGAATGCTCGCCGATGCCGGCTACAAGGACACCGTCACCGGTGTCAACCTCGAGGCCTCCGCAGAGATGCGGTTCGGCATCGCGGTGAAGCAGCACGCCACGAAGAAGGATGGCGCGCAGCTCATCACCGCCGTCACATCGCGGCTCAAGGGCATCGTCCAGCACAACCACTGGTTTGCGAAGCCGGAGGAGCTCGGCGATATCGGTCTCAAGCCGAAGACGACGCTCGGTCTTCTCCGCAAGGGGAGGATCTGGGTGCCCGTCGAGGCACAGCCGGCCGCGCTCACCGACGAGGTGCACGTGCGGGCCGTCGCCTCGGGCGGCAACACGATCATCGGTGCGTTCACGCCGACCGCGGAAGCGGACGCGACGATCGACATCACTCCGTTTGCTTCCTGGGTGGACCTCGGTTCGAGCGGTATCGCTTGCATCGAAGTCGACTTCCCGAACTCGGCGCTCGCTACGGCGGACGCGTAACCCGAGCCCGCAGGACGCAGGAAGGAACCACCGACCATGCCACCGACCTCTGCAACGAATCTCCGCCTGGACGCTCAAGACAGCGTCTGGCTCCGCCGCGAGCTCGAGTTCATCGAGGGCGAGACCTACGATCAGATCTTCCCGGAAAACCGGGGACGTTCGATCATCCCGACCCAGGGGAACATCCCCGACTGGGCCAAGATCTTCACCTGGCGAGAGCGCTCCGCGTTCGGCAAGGCGAAGATCGTCAGCAACATGTCCGACGACATCCCTCGCGTGGATGTCGCTCGCACCGAGCACTCGAAGACGATCAAGGTCATCGCCGACGCATACGGCTATGACATCTTCGACATCAAGGCCGCGATCGCGACGGGCATCCGCCTCGACGCCGACAAGGCGATCCAGGCGCGCCGCGCGATCGAGACCGAGACCGATCGCATCCTCGCGGTCGGCGACGTCGATCACAACCTCAACGGGCTGCTGACGCTCGATACCGTCGGCTCGATCACGCCGACGGTCGCCACCACCAAGACGGGTGGCGGAACGAACTGGAGCGCTGCCGCGACAGCGAAGGAGATCTCGAACGACATCACCAAGCTGATCAACGCGATCCTGACGAAGCTCCAGGGGGCGCACAGCACGCCGATGTTCCAGAAGTTCCGCATCGTGATGCCCGATGCGAACTACCTCCAGCTCATCTCGCGGACGATCGGAGTCGACGAGAACAAGTCGCTCCTGTCGTACGTGATGATGAACCCGTACATCGAGAGCATCGTCCCGTGGTGGCGCACGGTCGGTGCAGCCGCGAACGGCGTGGACGATCGCATCGTCGCGTTCCCCGCCGACAAGGCGGTTGTGGCCGGCATCGTCCCGATGGAGTTCTCGCCCCAGGAGCCGGAGAAGCGGAATCTCGAGTACGTGGTGGATTGCGTCGCGACGTGCGGCGGCGTGGTCAGCCGATACCCGATGGCGATCGGCTACATGGACGCAGTGGACGTGGTCTAGCTGTACGCGTCGTTCGTCGACGAGCGACGCGTTCTCACTGCGGGCAAGAGAAACGGTAACTCGCCAGGCCCATAACCTGGAGACACCCGGTTCGATTCCGGGGCCCGCTACCCAACGTAACTAGGAGCCACATGTCGATCCTCGTCCCCATCTTCGATGGCATCGGCCCAACCCGGATGGTGGTGGGGGAGGATGCTGCCGATTTTGGCGTCGAGCTCGAGGTCGGAAAGATCTACGTGTACACCGCCACCGTGGCCTCTTACGTGAGGCAAGGGCGCTCGGTCGCGGTCGTGGCGAGCGTCAATCCCACAGCGGACACGTTCACGTTTGCCGCGCCGCACGCGTGGCTCACCGGCCACGGACCGACCCGGCTCACGAACTCGGGTGGCGCGTTGCCAGGTGGAACCGACAACGCGACGAACTACTGGACGATTCGCGTGAGCGACACGGAGCTGGCGCTGGCGAGCTCCAAGGCGAACGCCGAAGCCGGAACGAGGGTCCCGCTTTCGAGCGCTGGAACGGGCACCCACTCGCTCCTGGATGACGCCGGTCCGAGCCAGGGCTCGCTCTACCTACCGGCCGGGCAATCGATGCCGATCGTCGGCAGCGTTTACGGCCGGCGACTGTCCGCGGTGCGCCTCGGTGACGAGGATGGCGAGGCCACTCTGACCGCAGCGACCGTCTATCCGGGCTGAGGGAATCAATGAGCAAGTCAGACACCCTCGAACAGCAACTCCTCGAAGCCATCTTCAAGGATCCATCGTTCACCGCGCTCGGATCGATCACGCTTGGCGCGAACCTCTACCTCGCGCTCCACACCGCCGATCCCGGAGATGCAGGGACCCAGGCCACCAGCGAGATCGTATACACGGGCTACGCGCGCGCAGCTGTCGCGCGCGGCGCGGGGTTCACCCGCACCGGATCATCGGTTTCTCCAGCCGCGGATGTCGTGTTCCCTGGTTCGACTTCCGGTGGCGTGACGGCCACGCACTTCAGCGTCGGCATCGCGAGCTCGGGTGCAACCGCGATCCTGTACTCGGGGGCGCTGAGCCCGACGATCGCGATCGTGAACGGAGTCTCGCCAGTCATCGACAGCGCGACCACCATCGCCGAGGACTAACCGGTGAGCCTGTGGGGCAACATGGGGCGGTGGGGGCGGTGGGGCGATTGGGGAGCCGGCCTATCGACGCCGCACGTGCGGAGCGAGTCACGCGGTGACGTGCAAGGCCAAGCGACCGTCACCGGGGTTGGCGGTGCGCTCGCGCAGGGAGTAGGTGGAGCTGCCGGAGTCACCACACTCTCCGGCGTGGGCGATGCATTGGTGCTCTACGCGAGCGACGCGCTTAGCGGCCGGCCGGTGCCCTCGAATGCAACGCAGTGGGCGGCCTTCATCGCGCGCCACTCCCTGTCGCTCGCGGTGCCGAACTATCTGCACCTCTGCCAAGAGCCAGGCGGTGACCTCGCCGATGCGATCGGAGCACTCACGCTCACGGCTTCGGGCACCGTGCAGTATTCCAAGCCAGCCACGGGGTGGTCTCGCGTTGGCGTCGGCGGAAACGGCGTGATCGGCGAGTTCACCCACGCGGTCGGTCCGACGCCATCGACCACGAGCATCGCGCGCTTCTATTGGATCGCGATCGACATCGGCTCCGGTGCCGATTTTGCGATCCGCAGTGCGGGCGCGAACGGCACCAACATCAACAATTGGGGCCTGGGCGTGTTGCGAACCTCCGGCGTCGAAGCGTTCCGGATCCGCGGTCCCGGTGGCCAGCTCGATACGAGCGCTCTCTCGGTCTACGAGAGCGTGCATCCGATCCTCGTCGTAAATGACATCGCGAACACTAGGCTGCGGTTCTACTCGGGCCAGGAAAAGTTGTCGCCCACCTACGGCGTGGCCAGTGCGACCACGAGATACGGGATTGGCGGTGTCGGTGGCTCTACCTTCGGACCGATCACCGTCCTCTACGAGTGTGGGTGGTCTGGCGCTGGCGCGGAGATCAGCGACGCGAACGCCAAGGCTTTCATCGAGTCTATGAAAGGAACCTCCGTTCCATGGTCATGAGCCACGCTGAGACGCTCGCTGCCGCGAAGGCCATCGGCGCGAGTTCGGGTGGCGACATCATGACGGTGGGTTGTCGCGCGACAGCGAACGATGGTTACTTCGGTCACTTCGTGCACGACGCTTCCGATAGCGTGAGCACGTTCCCATCGGATGGGCTCGGATTCGTCGATGCGATGAACCGACGGTGGAAGCGTCTCTATGACGACGTGAAGAACGCACGGTGGTTCGGAGTGCGTAACGATGACGTCGCGGCCGACACCGCTCTCAGCGACGCGCTCAACTCCGGCGGCAAGTTGATAGTGCCGCGAGGCACGTATCGCGTCACCACGCCGATCGTTGTGGCGTCCTCGGTGGAGATCGTCGGCTGCGGACCAACGCGTACGATCTTCAAGCCGGATCTCGGGATCGCAGGGGGCGGTGCAACGGCATTCTCCATGCTCGCCAACCACATCACGGTGCGTGATCTTGGCGTGGTCGGAACGGGGATAACGATGTCGCCGATCACGTCCTCGCGCCACGCGTTCGTGAGCGGCTCGGGGAGCGTATTCGCGCATCACCGTTACAAGAACATTGGCTTCACGGATTGGTCATACACAGACGGCAAGATCGTGTACGACAACAAAGCGGTTGCCCATTGCATATACGCGCAGTGGATGGACGACGTTCTCGTCGAGGATTGCTATCTGGACCGCTGCACCGGAGCGTTTTTCATCGCGAAGAACAGCACCGACATTTCGGTCCAACGCAATCAGATCAAGAGCGCTGGATGGTACCCGGTCCACCTTCGTACCGATGTCGTCGGCTTCGATGTCGGGCACAACCATATCGATATGTCGGGCCTGCCAAGCGGTGCGATGTGGGGTGCAGGCGTCGACCTCATGAGCAACGAAGGCGCGAACAACGGACCGATCAAGGAAGGCGCTATCCACGACAACCGTTTTTCTGGTTACTTCGCGTATGGCGCGGTGATTCGGATCGCAAGCGCGGAGAACGTGCATTGCTTCCGCAACCGGTTCCGCGATCTGAAGATCGGGTCGTGGGTTGTCGGCATCGGGACCCTCAGCGTGATCCGCGTGGTGACGCGCGGCACCGACGAGTTTGGATTCATGCCGCCATGCGGCGACGTCCACATCTACGAGAACGACATAGACGCGCCGGAGGCAACCGACCCCGCCGGTAACTACGTCGGAATCTACGCGAGCAACGACTGGCATACCGTGCGAGATCCACTCCGTGGCCTATGGATCAATCGCAACGAGGTGAGGTCGATCGACGAGGCTCACTACTTCGACAACGCAGTGATCGTTCACGGTGTCCGTGGCGGGATCGAGGACGTGTGGATCGAGGACAACCTGCTCATCTCGAAGACTCGAGCAGGATCGATCGGCTCTGGCGCGCTGGCGATAGCTGCGTTCGATGACGCTGGACGTGTGATGAAGGTGCGTGTTGGTGGCAACACGCTTCGAGACATCGGCACGCCGATCAACACGGCCAACCTAGCGATCGGAATCGGCGCCGGGGTTGACGATATCGTGTTCACCAAGCCGAACATCATCGAGAACTATTTCGATGGGGTGCGCATGCTCGCTGCGACGGCGCCGAATACAGCCGGAGCTAACATCTACGGTCAGTATGACCAGGTGTTCAAGAACATGAACCCGGCTGGAAAGCTCGTCCGCGTCAACTCCGGTAGCTACGCTGATAGATCCGATCTCATCGCCACCGAAGCAGAGTTGCTGGACAGGTTCTCCGTCATCAACACCAGCGGACTCAAGCGCGCCGGACTCATGGTCCTCCTGTCGGAGCCACCTTTTCAGGTTGCGATCGCCTCGGGTCCGACGAACATCGCTCCTTGGTATCAGTCGAGCGGCAACCAACTCGGAGTGACGCCGGCCATCGCCAGCGAGAGCAAGGTCACCACGGAATCGCCGAGAGTCGTGATGGCCAGTAAGCAGGCTGCGGCAGACCTCAAGAGCTCGGTCCCCGATGCCGAGTTGGCCAGCGTGACCCCGAAGGCGACGATCCGCTAATCGTCGCCGAGCTGCGGCTCGACGACCCACACGAGCCCGCTGATCGTCTGAACCTTGCCGGTATCGTCGGTCACCACCAATTGGCCTCGATGATGGCCGGCCTGATCGAGATCGCCGGCTTCCCAGATGCGTCGCGCACTCGTGGCGCCGATAACCTCGAGCGCAACCATCGAGATGGTTCCGTCTGGCTTCTGCCACCGCAATTGCACGCTCGCCGCATCCATCAACGAACCCTCTGCGGCAGCTGTGATTTCCATCGGCGGGGAGGTGTCTCCGCGGGTGGGGCTGTAGCTCATGTGTTGAGTCTATCGTGCATGCGGTAGGATTGTGCCATGGCCGCGATCCTATGGAGCGATGTGGTGGCGCTCGACGCCGAACTCGCAGGCGTCTCGGCTGCAGCGCAGGCCCTCTTTCTGGCGTGGGCGAACGAGGAGCTGGAAGTCTCGAACTTCCGGCTCGGAGAGATCGACCCGAAGCTCAAGCTCGCGCGCGCGTTCCTCGCGGCGCACTTCGGTCGGCTCTGGTTCGATAACGCGGACGATGACGGCACCGCCGGACCCATCAAGTCGAAGACGATCACCAGCGACAGCATGACCGTGACATACGGCAACGATGGCTCGAGCGCGACCACTGAGGAGTCGCTGGCTAGCACCGAGTGGGGGAATGCGTATCTGTTCGTGATGCGTGCGCAGCCCACGCGCGCGGGGTTCACGACCTGATGACGACCGTGCTCGGCATCGACTGGGCCGCCGACATGGCCGAGGTGTTCGGGGGTGACATCTACGATGCGACCTTCGTGCGCTTCGGCGTGGGCACGTACGACGACGAACATCCATCGGGCCCGACGAACCCAACCCCAGCGACGTACACCGCGAAGGGTCGCGCCTCGAGCTACAAGAAACGCTATGTCGATGGCGAGCTCATCATCAAGGGCGACTACCGCGTGATGTTGCTGCGGGGAACGATCAAGACGTCGCCAGCGGCCGCGGTATCGGATGTGATGCCGAATGTCGGATCGACCGTGACCATCCCACCACCTGGCAAGGCGGTAGCGGAGCTCGGCACCGTGGTTGGAATCGAGGCAGTCACCGAAGCATTCATCACGCTCCAGGTGCGTGGGAGCTCGAGCCAGACCTGATGGGAAACGCGGCGCAAATCGGGCGCGAGCTGCGCGCGGAGTTGAGCAAGACGATCCGAGACGTCATGCTCCTGGCCGCGGACAACCTGATGAACGCAACCCCGGTGGACACGGGCCACGCCTCGAGCAACTGGGTGCTCTCGCTCGGGTCGCCATATACCGGCATCGATGGATCGCGCCAGGCGGTCTCAACGGTGGAACAGGATCGCGGCATCGATGCGGTGACGGGCTACGACATCGGCCGCGATGGTCCGATCTACCTCCGAAACAACGTGCTCTATCTCCAGTTTCTCGATCAGGGCCACAGCCAGCAAGCGCCCGCCGGCTTCGTCGGTCAAGCGTTCATGGCAGCATCGCGCCGAGCTCCACACGGGCGCAAGACGAGCACGAAGAAGATGCTGCGCTCGATGGCTCGGAGCGCGTACGTGAAGACCTACTGACATGACGCAAGACGAGGCATCGGATCAGATCTTCAAGCGCTGGCGGGCGATGTGGCCATCGCTGTCCGGTGACGTGCCCTACTCGCTCGACAACATCATCACGCCGGATGCGTATCCGCACGCGCGCGTGGCGATCGTTTCGCTCGACTCGAACCCGTACACGATTGCGAGGTCCGGCAACGCGAAGGTTGAGCGTGAGGGTCTCATCCAGGTGATGCTCCACGGACAGGTCGGCATCGGCCGGCGCGAGCTCGATCTCCTGGCCAATCACGTACGCGCCATCTTCGAGCGCAAGCGATTCGGGGGAAGCCCTGGGTCAGCGTTCGCGGAGGGGATCGTCACCACCCAAACATCCACGTCTGAGCTCCGCCGCGATCGCGAGAGCCCGCACGTCTGGATCCTCACCGCGTCAACGGATTTCCGGTTCTACGACCGGGGATGATAGATTCGCCCCAACCGCAAGGAGCCCCAGACGATGCTCGTTCTAACCGACGGTACCAACCTCTCAGTGGTCGAAGAAACCACCCTCGGGGCCCCCACGCCACCCACTACAAACTGGCTCACGCTCGAGCCGAACAGCTACGGCAATTACGGGCCGGCGTACAAGAAAGAGCCGCGAGCTCCGATCACGAAGCACTTGCAGAGGGTCGGACGCCCGATGCTCGTGGACGAGGACTCGGCGATCCCATTCGAGGGCGACATCACCAAGAACATGATCGACGCGTTCGCGTCGGGCGTCTATCGCGTGGTGCCGAAGCATTCGGGCGGAACCGGCCAAAGCAAGTTCCCGGTGTCGGCGGTGACCGCGACCGGCTACACGGTTCCCGGGCTCGGCAACTTCGCGGAGCGCACACTGATCGTGGCGCGCGGCTTTCGCAATCCGCTGAACAACGGTCCCAAGATGGTGGGCCCCGGATCGACGCTCACCGAGACCAAGACCGCCGGCCTTGTGATCGAAGCGTCGCCACCGGCGAACGCGGAGATCGAGGTGGTCGGATGGCGCGGGGCTCCCAGCGATCTGGCGCTCGATGCCGATGGCAACATGACATCCGTCGCGGTCAACTTCACCCAACGCGGGCTCAACCAGTATCAGTGGGTCTACATCGGCGATCCAAACGAGGATCTCCTTGGCTTCGATACGGTCGAGTTTCAGGGCGCGGCTCGGCTGTTCGAGATCGCCGCGAACAAACTCACATTCGATCGACGGAGTTGGTACGTGGACCGCGGCGAGCTCGACCTCGATACGGTGACCGCGAACGTGGACACGATCATCCAGGCGCGAGATCGCGGGGCGGCGGTGTTCGTCGAGTTCATCAACGATGCGGTTGCCGCTGCTGGCACCATCGAGGATGACGAGCTCACCAACACGGTCACCATCCACTTCAAGAGCTCGGTTACGGCCACGACCGTGGCGCAGGTCGAAGCGCTGATCGCCACGTCCACGCTGATCGAGGTGCAGACCGCGGGAACGGGTGCGACGTCGCTCGCCGCTGGCGATGTCTTGGCTCCGACCCAGCTCGGGTTCGTGGCCGATGGCGCCGATGCTGGAACCGGCAAGACGATCGACATCTACTACACGCGTTGGTGGCGCAACGTGCACGGCCAGCACGATGACTTTATCCCGGTGTCCTACGCGTTCGAGATGATGTATCCGAACCTCGGGGCATCCGGCGAAGACAAGTACGAGTACCTGCTCGGCAACATGATCGACGAGTGGGTCTGGAACATCCCGCTGACCGCGAAGGCTACGATCAATGCGAGCTTCATCGGCACGCACACGCAAAAGCCGACGGTGACGCGCAAGACGGGACCGGCGTCGGCAATCGAGCCGAACGCCAACGCCGGCGTGTCGACGGCCACCGACATCCAGCGGCTTCGCATCAGCGACGCGGACGAGCTCGGAGTAGCCTCCGATCTTCAGAGCCTGAAGATCACCATCAAGAACAACGTCTCGCCACAGAAGCAGCTCGCGCGGCTCGGCGCGGGTCACATGAACTACGGTTCGCAAGATGTGAGCGTGGAGACCGAGATCATCTTCACGGATGACGAGCCGATCCTCGCAGTGGTGGACAACCGCCCATGCAACCTGGATGTGCTGGTGCGAAACGACGACTTCGGCGCGCTGATCGACATCCAGGCGATGACGTTCGACACCACCGATCGCAAGCTCGAGAAGAACAAGAGCATCATCCTCACCTCGAAGACCACCGGCTACATGGACAACCTGTCGGGCTCGACCGGATCGCTCTCGATGTTCGGCTATCTGCCGCGGTTGCCGGACGTCACCGAATAGTCGGCGCGGCCGCGCTGGCTACCGCCTGATCGAAGGCGGTTCCGAGGAGCCCCTGGGCTCACCGGCAAGCGGCGCCCACAAAAGCTACCGCTCGACACCGAGGCGGCCACCCGTGCACAGGGTGGCCGTTCTCCTTTTCGGAACGCGTCGCACGGCGCCGGCGGGACGCGACCCGTCGCTCCGAGCAGCTCAGCCGCGCTTCCAAACATCGAGCGCAGCGGTGAAGGCTGCCAGCGCGAGCTCGCCGCGAGGAGCGATACGATACGGACGCCGCGGCGGACCGCTCTCGCCTGCGGGCGTCGGGGCGTTGCGGACCACCACCAACCCCTTCTCCTCCATGCGCCCGAGAAGCACATAGATTGCGTTCTTTGAGAGAACGCCGCGCGACCGCTTCACGAGCTCGAGCCCGTAGAGATCTCCGGTCGTCAACTGCGTTAGAACGATCCGCTCCGATGTGCTCAAGCTAGGTGGAATGCCGCGCATCTAACGCCACGCTAGCATCTAACGGCAGGACAGACATGGCGATACAGGATCGACAGGATCGATTCGACGTGCGATTGCTCGTGCATGGCATTCGGCAAGATTCGCAACGCGGGTCTGATTCCCGGCAAGACCGTTCCGCTCGTCCTCAACATGTTGCCAGGCGAACCGGTGGTGAATGTCGAGCACCTCGGCACGTCCAACACGAGCTTCATCAACGATCAGGTTGCGAGGGCAAGCCACCACAAGGCGGTGACGAGAACTGCGTCCACTGGCGCGCCGATGTCCGAACTCGAGCGCGAGCGAGTAGACCGCGAAAATCGCGAGTTCATCATCAAGCATGTCATCCGCAAGCTGGAGGCGAAGCACGACGACGGACGTGATGCGACCGATGCAGATATCCCGGAGTTCGTGCAGAGCCTGCCGCCGGATGTCGTGACCACGATTCTCGTGTTCGCATTCAACGCGGAGAACTTCCGCGAGCGCGTCATCGAGAGCGCGCCGAAGGCTCTCGCGGAAAAATAGTTGCCCGTCTCGACTGGGAGTCGGAGGCCGGCGACATCCGCCGGTCGATCGAGCAGGGCAAAAAGAAGAAGCCACCGCGGAAGCCGACCGCCGACCAAGTAGCATTCCTCGAGTCCGAGCCGGAACTCGATGGTGGATGCTTGATCATTACGCGCGCTTACCGCGAGCTGTCGACGTGCCGCAGCTACGGAATGGGCATCGGGCCGATACCTTGGTGGTGCATGGTAGCGTGGTGCGACTGGAACGATCTCGACCGCGACATCGCCGAACACCTGATCACAGTCATCATGATCGTCGACAACGAGATCGTTAGCCGCGCAGCCGCTCGAGCGAAGGCTCGACATCCGGCCACCGGCCAAGAGAAGCCACCTGCGCCACCGCGAGCGGTGAGGAGGCGACCGAGATAGCCATGTCGTTCGACTTTCAAATCAAGGCTGACCCGTCGCAGGCCATCGCGGCATCGAAGCAACTCGAAGACCGGCTTCATGGCATCGAAACGAAGGCAACCGCAACCGGACGCGCTGTTGATGGTGCGTTCAAGACGCAGGCGTTTCGCGATGCATCTGGCCGCTTCCTTGCGACATCGGTATCGGTATCCTCATTGCGTACTGGCGTCCAGAACGCTGCGGTTGCTTCCGAGGTGTACAACGCGCGGCTCCGCGCCAGCGTGGTGCACTCGCAGCAGCTGGCCCAGCAAACGAGCGCGCTGGAGAAAGGGTTCGCCCAACTCGCGGAGCAGCTCCAGCGCGAAAAGGACATGCTCGACACCATCCACGGGCCCGCGCTTCGTCATCAGCAAGACCTGATGACGCTCGATGCACTCTACCGCCGTGGTTCGATCTCCGCGCGCGAGCTTGTGGAGCAACAGCGCAAGCTGATGGTGGGCCGGTTCGGCTCTGGCGGACCTGCGGGCATCGCGCCGGCGTTCACCAACGATGCAGCCGCATCCGCTGGTCGTAACCCGTTCGGCGGTGGAGCCTTCGCTGGAGCTGGCGCATCGGTGAGCTCGCTCGCTGCACCGGTGGCGGTGGCCGCTGCAACGATCAAGGTCGCGGAACTCGCTGACGACTACCAGGCGCTCCAGAATCGTCTCCGCGGCGTGTCCGATGGTGAGGACCAGGTGGCGGCCGCGATGTTGCGCGCGCACGACATCGCAGGCACGACATACCAGAGCACCGCCACCGTCGTGGAGGCGTATGCGTCGATGAAGAACGCCACCGAGGACATCGGTTTGACGAGCGCACAGACCTTCGTTCTCGTCGAGAACCTCGGCAAAGCCGTTCGCGCCGGCGGACGCGACGGAGCCACCTCTGCGGCTGGCATGATGCAATTCACGCAAGCGCTCCAGAGCGGCCGGCTCGGCGGTGACGAGTTCCGGTCGGTGATGGAGAACCTGCCCGGTGTCGTCGAGGTGCTCACGAAGGGGCTAGGTAAGACGAAAGCCGAACTCCGCCTGATGGCCGAGCAAGGGCTCATCACCGACAAGGTGCTGGTCAAGCTTTTCCTCGAGTCGAACGCGGGTCTGGACTCGGTGAACAACCGCCTCACCAAGATGCGACCGACGATGTCTCAGGGGTGGCAGGGGCTCAAGAACGACGTTACCGGCTGGGTCGGCGAGGCGTTCCAGTGGGCCGATGACAAGTTCAACGCGGCCAACATCGCAACTCTTGAGTATTGGCGCGGTGAGGCCGAGCGCGTGAACAAGGCAATCGCCGAACTCACCGCCACCGAACGAGCTCGGTGGCTCTCGATGGGACAGGGTACCGAGCAGGAGCGAGTGGCGGCTGGCGTGGTGGTCGATGCGATCGATCTCGAGGTTCGCTCGCTCGAATTGCTCGACAATAAGTCGGTCGATGTCGTGCTCCGGCTCATCCGTCTGAAGGCTCAGCACAACGAGGCCGCAAAGGAGATGGCCACGGCCAAGGCGGCCGCGGACAAATTCGCCAAGTCGCTACAAGATCTGCTCAAGTTCGGCGATGCCGCAGCGCCGAGTGTCACCAAGGGGATGGACACAATCGCCGCTGGCATCGAGGCCACGAACCAGGTGGTTGGCAACTGGACATCATCCTTGCGCGGCGCGACCGGCGAGCTCTCACGCGAGGGGAAGTTACTCAAGGAGATCGAGGGCCCGCTCAAGGAGTACACGGCGAACACCGCCAGCCTCGAAGGCTTGCTCGAGCGCGGCCGCATCACCGCATCGCAGTATGACGCGCAACTCCGCAAGCTGATCGATACGTACGCTGGCAGCGAGATTCGTCAGCTTCTCGATTTTTCGACGAAGCCGGTGCAGATGATCTCCACCGCGAAAGGCAACGTGCCGCGCGCCTCGTTCGAGGCGGACCAGCGGACCACGCGCGAATCCGACGCGAAGGTCGATGAGATCTTCACGGACACCTCGTGGCAAGCGCAGGCGGTCCCGCAGTTCCAGGCCATCAACGCCGAAGTCAACGCGATGGGAGACGCCGCCGGTCGCGTGTTGAACGTGCTCTCGCAGAACAACGAGCAAACCACGCTCTGGCGCCTGAAGATGGAGTCACTCGGCGAGACGTTCGATGAACGTGTGGTGCGTGGTGTCGAGGGTGGTCTAAACAAGATCTGGGCGGACGTTTCCGACGTGAGCGGCCAGGTCGAATCGATGATGGTCGGAGCGTTTGGCAAGATCGAGGACTCGATCGTTGGGATGGTCACCACTGGGAAGTTCGAGTGGAAGGGCATGGTCGATCAGATGCTGCAAGACCTCACTCGTCTTGCTCTGCGCCAGCTCATCATGTCCGGTCTCAACGCTACCGGGATCATGCCAGCGCTTTCGTTCGGTGGCGCGCATGCGACTGGCGGTAGCTACACCGTTGGCGGCTCGGGCGGCAGTGATTCACAGCCGGTGCTGTTCCATCTCACGCCAGGAGAGCGCGTCGACTTCACGCCCAAGGGTGAATCGCCGGGTGGCGGTGGCTCGACGAGCAACACGACGATCATTCAGTTCGACAAGCGCGACCTGCTGCCGTTCCTAAACACCCCGGACGGCAAGCGCGAGCTCCACAGCTTCGTTCGCTCCAACCCGGCCATGATTCGCTCGCTGATCGGGAATTGACCCATGGCGATCGACACTGACGCGACAAGCGGTAAGGGCGTGCCGAGCTCGGGCTCGCAATGGGCCGAAGCACTAGCTCGGCTGTCGAGCCCGCTCCATCACTGGGATTGCCAGGATACGGCGAGTCCGCTGGTCGACTCGATCAATGCGGCTGACCTAGCGTGGGGCGGTGCAACGGCTGCGTATCAGAAGACGATTCCCGGATGGACCCGCAAGGGAGTCGGCTACGGCAGCGGCAGTGCGGGTGGGTGGGTCGGAACTGGCGTTGGCACTGATCCATCACTCGGCGATGACGGCTCCGGCCCGGGCTCGGTGCTGATCTTCATGCTCGGTCGCCAGCGTATCACCGGGCCGCCCGCTGGAGGATTCGATCCACCCGGCGGTTTCTCGCCACCGGATGCCTATTCGTACTCCGTCATCTACAGCAACCTTTGGCTTTCGGTCGGCACCATCACCGCCAGCTTGACCAACAGCCAAACGAGATATCGCGTGGTCTCGGGCGGAGTTTCGAAAGTCGTCCTCGCGACACCGGACGACTCGCACGCCGATGATGCTGTCCACGCGTTCTTGATGCAGGCCCGTGAGCTAGATGTGAACTCGGTTGAGATCTCGCTCGATACGGATCTCGTCAGTCTCGAGGTGCAGGCCGGGACGGCGCCGAGCCCCGTGCAACTCGATGCCGTGAGCTCGTTCACGCTTCAAGCGAATCACGAGATCGGGGGGCCTATCAACTTCGATTACCTTGATTGCTGGATCTGGCGAGGCGTTGCTCCGCTCGATGCTGACGAGCGCAACGACTTGCTCGTCACGCTCGGCTATCGAACTCCATCTGTGGGTGGAAGCGGGACGGTGATAGGCTCGCGCGTGATTGGGTCTCCCCTCATCAGGAAGCATCGATGATAATCAAGCTCGCGGATACGGTTCGGTTCTGCTTCGGCACCTCGGATGCTGCCGGAGTGGCGACCGACGCGGACTCCACGCCGAGCGTGGTCGTGCTCGAGCAGGGAACCGCTCTCGGCTACTCGCCGACGGTCACGAACATCGCCACCGGGCTCTATGAGGTAGCGATCGAGTGCTCTGGTGCCAACGGTTTCGACGCCGAGAAGGAATACAGCGCCTACGCCGAAGCGATCGTTGGCGGTGACACCGGCCGTGATGGCATCGGCTCGTGGCGTGTCGTCGCGGAGGACCTCGCCGACGTCTTGGCGCGCGTCACGAGCGTTCGAGCTGGGTACCTCGACAATCTCAACGTGGGTGGGGCGCTCGCGAGCTCAGCCGAGGTGCTGGCGATCCAGAACAACACCCGTGTGTCGCGCAGCGTGCCCGACCGCATCGCCATCCCGAACGCGGGCTCGCGCACCTACCGCGTGGAGATCATGCTCTACGATGATGCCGGCAACATGGAGGCCCCGGACTCGGCTCCCACGATCGCGCTCGTTAACCAGGCCGGCACGAGTCGCACCTCGAGGCTCGACAGCACGACGATGGCTCTCATCGCCCCTGGCCACTACCGATCGATCTACACGTCAACCGCGGGCGATGCGGTGGAGCAACTCCTGTGGACGTTCTCCGTGCTCGAAGGTGCGGTGACGCGCCTCTACCCCGCGGCGTCATCGGTCGAGGCGGAGGCGAGCTCGGCGCCGAGCGTCAACGTCACCCAGTGGAACGGTACCGCGGTTGCGGCTCCGACCGTCGCCGGCATCCCGAAGGTGGAGCTCGCATCGATGGCGACGGATGCGATCAGTGCTGCTGGTGTGAGCGCAGCCGCGGTGACGAAGATCGCCACCGGTATCTGGGCTGCGGTGAGCGAAGGCTCCGCGACCTACGGCGATTCGATCCGGTATCTCGCCGGTGTCGTCGGCGGGAAGGTTCAGAACTTCCTCACCGGCACGCTCGTGTTCAAGAGCCCGTTCAATCCGGCCAAGACCCGCGCCACCGTCACGTGTGACGAGACCGGACGCTTGAGCTCGACGCCAGGCGACCTCACGCCATAGGAGAGCGCGATGGCGGTCGATGAAGACTCAACCTCGGGCAAGCTGACGCCAGCGGATGGCTCGCAGTGGGCGGAGTTGTTGGCGCGGCTCGGTTCGCCGCTGCATCACTGGGGATGCCAAGACGTGGGGAGCCCGCTCGTCGACTCGATCGGCGGCGGTGACCTCACGTGGGTCGGTGGCGCCGGTGACGCATACCAGAAGATCATTCCGGGATGGACGCGCAAGGCGTGTGGATATCTCGCTCCGGGTCCAGCGCCATTCGGCGACTGGCGCAATACCGGTCTGGGCGATCCGTCAATCGACGATGACGGCACCGGCACGGGATCCGTGCTGATCTTTCTCGTCGGACGCCAGCGGGTGAGTTCGCCTCCGGCGGGCGGGGTTTACGGGCCGTTCGTGCCTCGTGACAACTACTCCTACATGCTGAGCTACGCCGGCTGTGAACTGTCTGCTGGCACGACAACCATCACCGGGACGAACAGCCAGACGCGATACCGAGCGCGCGTGACCGGCGCTGGATCGACGGCAGACGGGATTATCCTTGAATCCCCCGACGGCTCACACGCTGATAACAACGTGCATGCGTTCCTGATGCAGGTGCGCGAGTTGGACGCAAGCTCGATCGAGATCTCGCTGGACACGGATCTTGTCTCGCTTGTGGCGCAAGCCGGCTCACCGGGTGCGGGCGCGCTCACGCTCTCGGGCGCTAGCACGCTCATCCTGCCCGCCTACCGTGAGGACGGCGGACCGGTCAACTTCGATTTCCTCGATGTCTGGATCTGGCGCGGCGAAACGCCGCTGACGCCCGAGGAACGAATCCAGCTCCTCACGGATCTCAAGTGGCGTGAGGCGTACATCCCGCCCGGTCTCCGACCGCTCTACTGGGGCCCGATGTTCCCCGACGCGCGTGGACCGATGTTCACTGCGCCAGCGTCGCCAGCAACGCTTGCGCTATCTGGGCTCGGGCTCTCCAGCGATGCCCTGGTCAACGCGACGATCCGAGCTCGTGCCGCGGGCCCGGCCGGCAACAATATTCGGATCACGTTCGATCCGGTCTACGCATTCGGCGATGAGGTCGAGGAGAACATCGGTGGCGACATCGACGTGATCGCTCACTTCGATGGCGACACGGCTACGGCCGGATCGGTGGCGTCGATGATCAACGGTCAATCGACACTCGTGGAGATCGTTGGTACGTGGAGCCCCGACGAGGCGATGAGCACCGATGACTCGTTCTCGGAGGTTCATCTCGAGGGAGGCCAAGATGCGCGCACGCGCGGGCCCCTCGCGTTCTGGGGACCGCACTTCCCGGATCGTCCTGGCGGCCCTGGCGAGGTCGAGGAGTTCATCCCGGGCACCGGGCCGGCTGGCGTGGCTACGTTCGCGCTTCAGCTCGAGGACGCGACGCTCCAGCTCACGTGGATCACCAACGTGTTCAAGTCGTACTCCGGTTTGGAGCGGCGTGCATCGAACCTCGACGATCCGAAGCAGGTCTATTCGGGAAGCACTTATCTGCTCGGGGATGACGCGCTCGAGATTCGCAACCAACTAGCCCGCTACGCTGCGCTCGGGTCTCCGTTCCTGCTCGGGCTTCCGTTCGAGGAAATCATCATCGAGGGGCCTGGCGAGGATGACGCGCCACGCTCGTTCCGCGTGAGCGCCGATGCGCTGGAGCTCCTCGACTGGGCCAACCCTGGTCAGCGCGTTGTGGTCATGAGCGCGGATGGCTCGGAGTTCGTCGAGGCCGTGCTCCAGGCGGCCGAAGACGACACCATGTGGCTCGATCTCGAGCTCGGCGAGCTGGGGCGCTACGGCAGCCGCGTCCAGCCCGCCGTTGCGGTCTACCTCGAGCCGCAGCAGGGCTTCACGCGGTGGCCGCATCCATCGGATCGCGTCGAGCAATGGAACATGACCTCTCGCGCGGCGCTATTCGGGTTCCTCCGAGCGGCTCTGCCCGCTGAGCTGTCGCTCGAGGACCCGGTAACCGTGTCGTCGGCGATGCAGAACGTGGTTCTCAAGGCGCGATCGCCAGGAGTCGCTGGTAACGACATCACGGTGGAGTTCAATAACGACGCGCTCACCGGAGATGGCGAGCTCCAGGAGGACACGGTTGCCAAGACGGTCGTGGTCAAGTTCCTAGATGGCGACACGACCGTCCAGATGATCGCCGACCTCATCAACGTGGGCTCCTCGCTGATCCGCATGACCGGCACGTGGCTGGATGACGGCTCGGGGGACAGCTTCCCGCAAGCGGCCGAGGATCAGTTCGGGCCGACCAACCTCGCCGGCGGAACCGACGAATCGCCAGCGACGATGGGCGTCGGCGTCCTCCTCAAGCGCTGGCCGAACGACAACCGCATCATCTGGGATCGCGGCATCGACATGGACGCCACGGTCGCGGACTCGATCCAGGCGATGAACGAGATCGTGGATCTCGGTGGCGCGCCGATCAGCATTGGTATGGCCGAGGTCCCCGACTGGGGGCGGCAACTTGCGATGAGCCGCAGCAACGATGCCGAACAGTGGCAATGGCTCAAGGCGTTTCTGTTCGCGGTGCGAGGCCGCCAGCGCTCGTTCTGGGTGCCTTCGTTCCGCAACGATCTGTTTGCGCTGTCGGACGGGCCTGGTGGAACCGGAGTCGGAGAAATCACCATCGACTCGACGCACGGAGACTTCTTCTTCTGGTGGCCGACCCGCAAGATGATTCAGATCGAGCAGGATGAAGGGTTCTCGTACGTCGAGATCATCAATGCCGTGGACAACGGTGACGGCACCATCACATGCACGATCCGACCTGGCATCTTCCTCGACCCGCCGGGCCCACCGCTGCCGCCCGCGTCACCGATCACCTCGATCTCGTGGATGGAGCTTTGCCGTCTCGAGCGCGATGAGGTGTCTATCCAGTTCAAGAACGCTGGCTTCATCGCGCGGTTCATCGCCCGTGGGGTGCAGCAATGACAACGCTTCTCGAGGACGCGCAAAGCGTCGAGAACTCGAACCCGCGCGAGGGCTACGAGATCAAGCATGGGACCACCGTCTATCGCATCGCGAGCGGATCTCGAAACGAACTGATCGGCGGCAACGTCTACCAGTCCTATCCGGCGATGCGCGGCTCCTATGGGGTGGCAGCGATCGGGCACACCGGAGACCTCGAGCTGAAGCTACCGACGTCGCATCCGCTGGTACAGCGGTGGTACGCGAACGGCATTCCGCCAAGGCTCGTGCTTGTCACCGCGTGGCGCAAGCAACAGCGCAGTGGGGAGGCCGAGCGATTCTTCCTCGGACAAGTCGAGTCGATCTCCGTGGACGGCCACATCGCTAGCTTGCTGATCCCGTCGCTCGTGAGCGGTGCGCTCAAACGACCGCTGCCGATGCTCACCGTCGGCAAACTCTGCCCTCACGTCCTCTACGATGCGCAGTGCCGAGTTCCCCGTGCTGACTTCCGAGTTGTCACCGCCGTCACGTTGAGCGATGGCGACCTGGTGCGCGTGGCGAGCATGGCCGGCAAGCCAGACGGATGGGCAGACATCGGCGAGCTTGTGCACGTGCCATCTGGCGAGCGCATGACCATCCGATCGCAGATCGGAAACGACATCCACATCCAGCTCCCGATCTTCGAGCTCGGCGCCGGTGATGCGGTCGAGGTCTACGCCGGGTGCCCTCGAGACATCCTTACTTGCGATGACAAGTTCGACAACCGCCAGAATTTCGGCGGCCTCCCCAGCCTCCCCACCGTGAATCCGCTGATGCCAAATGGCTTCGGCGTGTGGACCAGCGAGTAGCCGTGGCTATCATCGAAGGAATCTCGATCGGCATCCTCGTCGGACAGTACGTCTATCACCGATGGAAGGGGGGCGACGACAATCCGACTCCAGCGAAGGAGATCCAGCTCGCGCGCGTCGATGAGGGTGCCCCGTACGCTCAAATTTACGGCCGATGCCGCATCCGTCAGCCGATCTTGGCGTGGCACTCGTCTCCACAGTTCACCTGGCACGAGTTCGATGAGGGCGTGATTGAGACGCTCTACGCGATGGACATGTTTTTCGTGCTCGGGTTTCCGATGCGCGATGGGGCGCGCAACAAGATCCACGGCCTCTGGCTTGGCGAGCTCGCTATGCCACCGTATGAGTACTCCGTTCCGCCGCTCTACACACCAGCCGAGTCGTTCGACGAGTTGACAGGCGATGGTGGGTACGAAAGATCCACGAGGGTGCTGGCCGTTGTTCGCCAGGACGGATCCCGCGCCTTCGGTGGGGAGATCGAGTTCCTCAGAGGTGGCGAGGCGCAGGAACTCGTGAATGACGCGGGCGTCGCTGTGACGCTTGCTGGCGAGAAGATGTTGGCGAACGGAGTGCCGGCCGCGTCGATCCCGGGCTACCGCGGGATGATGTGCATTCTGCTGACCCAGCATGCGATCGATCTAGATCCGAACGTTGCGGCCGACTTCATTCCGGAGCGATTCGTGATCGGTCCATCACCGCAGGTGCCAGCGGTCTCCGTCGAGGCCAGCTCGTACGCCTTCCCGTGGCTCACCAACCTCGAGAGCCATACATTGATCGGCGATGATGCGAACCCGGCTGACGTCATCTACGACATCCTTTGGAACACCCGAGCTCGGCTCGGTCTGCCGCTCGAGCGCATCGACCGTTTCTCGTTCGAGCTGGCTGCGATTCAGCTAAAGGCGGAGAGCCATGGCTACTCCCTAGCTATCGAGGATTCGCGACCGGCCGAAAAGATCATCGAAGACATCCTCATCCAGATCGATGGCGTGGTGTACGAGGATCCGCGCGACGGAAAGATCAAGATCCGTCTCGTCCGCGGCGACTACGATCCGAGCGCGACGTTGCACATCACGCGCGACAACTGCGACGAACTCAAGATGGCGGCCAGCCGCGGGTGGTCGAACATCACGAACAAGATTCGCGTGGCGTTCGAGAACCGTCAAAACGCCTACCGAGATGACTCAGCGACCGCGCAAAATCAGGCGAACGCTGGCGGAGCGGACGCTGGCGAGCTCGTCATCCAGGCACCCGGCTGTAAGACGATGACACTAGCGCGCGAGATCGCGGCACGCGAGTTGAGCGCGACATCGCGGCCGATCGCGAAGTGCAGCGCCTACGTCAACTCCGACTTCTATTACACGGTGGTGGGTGACGTCGTGCGAGTGACGTGGCCGGAGATCGGGTGGTCTGAGATGTTGTTCCGGGTGGCCGATGTCGATCGGGGTACCAACGAGAACGGCAAGATTCGGCTCGACTTGATCCAAGATTTTTTCTACGTCCGCCGCGGCGTGTTGAACCCGATCCCTCCGCTACCGCCGTTCCCCGAAGGGCCGTTCGGCTAGCGGCTAGCGAGCGAACGCTGGACGGCACGGGCCGACAGGGATCCCATCGGCATCGATGGTGCCGATTTCCTCCCAGCACTCGGCGGACTCGATGGTCGGCTCGCACGCCTCAAGCTCGTCGATCGGCTTGTACTCGGCGTTGCAGTCGGTCACAGCGCACACCTTGGAGACGACCTGAGCCTCGCAGGACTCGCGCGTGACACCCTGGGTGTTGCAGTCGCCGATCCATCGATGGCACCAGCTGTCCGCCCAGAACTCAGTGGCTTCGCGAACGGTGACCACGCCACCAGAGCCGGTGGCTTCGAGTTTCGAGCAACCGACCGAGAGGAGAGCGACAACCGCGAGGGCTACGAGCTTCATGCTCTGCAGGTTCGTCCGGAGTGGCTCGGTGTGTAGGGGTCCTGTGGGGTAGCCGTGTCGATTCCTTTGGCTCCGAGTGCCGGCTGTGGCCTAACTATGCGCGGATCCTAGCGTGGGGTGCCTTCCGGATTAGCGGCGGGGTACACTGTTTACCGTAGTCCCCGATGCCGTACCCGTCGCTTCCACCGCAGCGTCCCCGCTCGTCGATGCTTTGCGCGTTCATGTCGCATCCGATCGGCCCGGCCAAGGACGCGAACGAGTACATCGCGCGGCAGAACAACATTGCGAACGCGAACGAGTGGATGCGCTTCCTCGTCACCCACACCCCGTGGGCGATCGTCTGCCCGTCGCTGACGTTCCTGACCTCGCTTGAGAAGGACATCGACGGGCTAGCTGGCGCGCGGCAGATGCGTGATCAGTTCTCGATCCTCGGCCGCTGCGATTTCCTCGTCGAGGTCGGGTGGCTTTCGCCGCACATGGGCGACTTGCGGCGCATCGCAGATCGCAATCACCAGCCGCACATCGATTTGACGTTCATGGGAAAGAGCCCACCATGGGCGCTCGAGCGCGCGGCGGACGTGATCATGGAACACGCGCGCATGACCTCGTCGATCATGCCCCGGTCACCGTGGATGCCACCGCTCGCGAGCGAAGACATCCTAGCGCTGCGCTCAGCCGAGGAGTTGCTCGTCGCGTCGCCGAACCATCCTGACGCGCTCGCGGTGGTCCGCACCATCCTCAACGCGGCGGCTCGCAAGTGAGCGCTGCCGAGCCGCCACCGAAGAAGCCGGGCAATCCAGCGTTACGCGGAACGCATCGTGATCATCATGACTACAGCGCCTTGAAGACTGCGCCAGGCGGCGTTCCGGTGCTCCCCAAGCCGGAGTCATGGGACGACTTGAAGACTGGTGTCAGCGAGCCGAGCATGCCGACCTTCCCGCGCACTATCACCGCCGAACAGGTGGGACAGACGGTGGTCGCGCTCGACAACCGCAGCCAACGCAACCTCAACCTGACCGTCGAAGCCATCAAGGTATCCGACGAGACGCTCCTCGAGGTGCAGCGGGCCAAGGCGGACATCGACCGGCTCGATCGCGCGGTTTTCGAGCTCGGGACGCGGGTCAACTCGAAGCTCGATGCGTTCGTGATCGCGCTGATCAAGGAGCGCGAGATCGAGGTCGACATCAACGCGAAGAAGACGATCCACGAGATGGACCTCGCCACGAAAAACAACGACGCGTTGATCGAGGAGGATCGCAAGCGGCGAGACCACCGGCGATGGCTCGTCGTGAAGTTAGTGGGGCTGCTACTCCTGCTCGTCGGCGTGTACGTCGCGGGCGGCAAGGGGCCATCACTCTGACCCTCGCGGGTCCCGGTGCGATCTCGCGGCCATCTCTTTCCGCGAGCTCAAGCTGAGCTGTGCGCCGCCATCCATTCGGCGAACAACTGACGGGCCGGGCCTCCGTCGTACAAGGGTGAAGCGGTCGAGTGTTGGGTGCAGGAAAAACCGGAATCGAACCGGCTGGTTTGCTTTACAAGAGCAACGCTCCACCTTGGAGCATTTGGGCGTGTTGGCACCCGACGGATGACCGTCTCAGCGCCATAGAAAGCAGACCAACGGCCGGCTGTCAAGATCAACCGGATCGACCAGGGATCGCCGTCCGGATTGGACCGTGCGACACTGCGGGGATGGAAGCGGTCGCCAAGTTCTTCTCCTCGACTCGAGCCCTCCTCGCGCTCGTGGTCCTTGTCTCAGCATCGGTGTTCGTGGTGACCGGTCACCTCGAGATCGCGAAGTGGGTGGACTTTACGCAGACCGTTTTCGCGGTCTACGTCCCCTCGGAGACGGTTGCTGTGCTCGGCGCGTCTTACCTCGCCTCGAAGGAGCGGCGCGCTCCTGTCGAAGCGGAGACGGCCAAGAACAACGCTGCGGCCGCTGTGGCTACCGCTTCCCTGGCTCCGGCTGTGGTCGCACCGCCGGTGATCGTGCAAATGCCGCCACCGGCTCCGGCGCCAGGGACCACCACGACCACCACCACGCCGGGCTTCGTGGTGCGCGAGCTCGTGGCGTCGATCGCAGTGATCGCGATGGTATTTGGGTTCGTGGCTGGCACGGCGATGGTGCTCGCCTCCGGCTGCGGTCCCAAGAGCAGGATGGTTCTCGGAGACATCATCGACTGCACCAAGCCGAACACGAAGGCGCTCGTAGACGAGTTCGCACCGGTGCTCGATCAGGTGCTCGTTCGCGCGACCACCGGAGACGGCTCGATCGATTGGGCCAGCGTCAAGGATGCAACCAAGAGCTTCGGCATGGAGACGGGCGGATGCGTGCTGAGCACGGTGATCGCTCGAGCGCTCAAGCCGACGACCGATCAGGGTGGGAGCTCGCCGGTGCACGCGAACGCGGATGATCTGCGGCGCGGGTTCGAGGAGATTCGCGCGTCGCAGCTCGAGGGCAAGCGCTTCAAGACGGTCGCTGGCGAGCTCTAGCGATGGCGATCCAGTGGAACGGCATTCTGTTTGGCGGGGTCTATCACCAGGTGCCCGGTCTCCGTGTCGCTTCGCCTGGTCCGGGACAGGAGAAGTGGATCTCCCTCTCGCCTCGAGACTACGAGCCGCGCTCCACGAGCTGGATCCGGATGATCACGCTGCATTCGACCCAGGGCAAACATCCAACGCCCACGATTCCGGGCGCTGGCAAGGGCGGGACCGCGCATGCCACCGCCGATTTCTGGCGTGACGATCCGCGGCACAGCGCGGCGCAGATCATCGTCGATGACAACCGCGATGTGTTCGTTCTCTGCGACCTGAAGAAGATCGAGGCGTATCACGCCAGCACGGTCAACCCATTCAGCATCGGCATCGAGCAACGCCAGCGCCCGAGCGATGGCGGGATCTTCGAGGCGACATACCAAGCGACGATGGCTCTCGTGCCCGTGCTCTGCAAGCTCGCGCGGATGCCGCTCCAGCACGCGCGCCGCTCCTACAACGGCTCGATCATCAAGAGGCTTCTGTACGGCGGCCAGGTCGAAGAACGCAAGTGCGTTGGAATCTTCGGTCACCGTGACAACGCGTGGGACTTCGAGAAGCGTACGAGCACGCGCGGGCGCGGCGATCCCGGAGATGAGGTCTACCGGCGCCTCGAAGCGATCGGCAGTGAGGGCTTCGACTACGACGCCTACGAGGACATCACCACCTGGCAGCCGCGACAGCAGTACATGAACACGCTCGGCGAGAAGCTCGACAAGCGAGCTCGCGGCGGAAACCTTCCGCTCGATCAGTTCGATGGCGTGTGCGGCCCGGGGACCTACGGCGCGATGGAGCGCCACGGGTTCGCGAATGGCCACGCGATCGACCGCGCGATCGCGAACGGCTAGGGCCGCTTTAGCGCGACCGATCGATCTGTCTTGGTACGGGCGCGAGAAACGTTCCCGCCAGCGTCAACTCGCTGGAGTTCCGTGAGCGCGTGGATCAGGTCAGGTAGGTCGGCCATCTGGAACTCGAGGACCACCGGCGATGGTCCTTTCGTCGCGATCGTGATGCGTCCAAGTGCATCACGCTTGACGAGGATCGAGCCGACTTCGACGGTGACAACCTCCACGATGTGGATGTTAGCAGACGCGTGCCACCGCTGCGACGCGCAAGAGCGCACACCGTCTGTTCGCCTCACGCTCGCGAGCACATTCCCCGGACCCGCATCGTCGCGACGGCGCACATGTCGCGTCGAGCTCGATGGCGGCATCAAGATCGGCGACGAGTTGGCGCTCGACATCGGCGCCGGCGTGCTCGTCGATTGATCAGCGGAGTCAACGGGCTCTCGAGGAACCACGCCTCTCGCCACCGGTCGCGCACCGGCGCGTCGGTACGCGTCCCAATCGTGGCCCGGCATTAGCTCGTCCACGAGCCAGGTCCATGCCGGATCGTCTACATCGATGACAATCACGACGAAAGCATCGGCACCCTTCTCGCGGCAGCGATCGGCCAGTCGTGTGACCGAACCATCCGCCTTCACGAGCTCGAAGAACGTGCGCCGCTCGATGTCGGTGATGCCAAGCGAATCGCGCGGGCAGTAGGCGATCGGCTCGCCCGATTCGTTGACGTAGACCTCACGTGCGTCCTTGGGAGGCTTCATGGTGGTGGTTCTCCTGTCTCGATGGTCTCCTGCCACAGCGCATCGTCCCGAGCCTGCTCGTTGTCAGCGAGCGCCTCGAGCCGCTTGGAAGCCTCCGCGAGGCGAGATGTCGTGCGTCGACGAGCGGACACGGGCGGAGCCGTAACGATGTCCTCGAACGGTAGGTGCAGCACCGGGCTCAGTGGCGGGTTCGCGTTCCGGCCGCCGAACTCCTCCCACGCACGCATCACGGCGCCCGAGCCGGGAAAGTGATCCACCAGGTAGTCACCCGCCGCAGCGCCGAGCTGGAGGAACACCCACTCGCAGAACGGCGCGGGCTTCATCCCGACGAGCGCACCGGGGTGGCTGTGCTGGCGACCGCCCCAGATCAAAACGTCGTCGAGGGCCTCGTTACAGTTGCGCTTGACCGGCCGACCACCGTAGATGATCACCGGCTCGTAGGCGTTGCGAGCTCGCCACGAGTCGCCGGCGCGTGACCCTTTCACCCAGATGGAAACGCGAACCTCGGACGGGCAGAGCAAGAGCACATCGCGCAGCGCAGCGGCCGAGGTGCAAAGCGCCCAACCGTCTGGGGTCTCGCCCATCATGCGGTCGATGAGCTGGCGGTGGTCGACCTCGCCCGCGAACGTCTCCTCGCCCGCGTAATACTTCCGCGCCAGCCCGGGATACGGCGGATCGCTGAACCCGAACCGGAGAGGCGTCGCACCGGCAGCGGCGCCGGCTGGCGCGATGCGGAAGCGGTGGCGCGCTTGGCGGCATGCCTTCGAGCACGTCTCCGCATCCTTCCGCGCGTGCGACGGGATGGGCTCGGCGCACCACGCGCAGCGGCGATCGCTCACGAATGCTCGCCGAGTCCGAGCATGTCCCGCGCACGAGCAAGCGAACACGCTCGACAAACGTCAGTCCCTCGGGCTTGCGCGTGTTCGCCATCACCGTCAAACGACGCATCGCATCGGGCGCACCACGGAGGTTGCGGTGGACTCGAGCGGACGCCGTCGCGCCGAGCGCCGTCGCGCCGAGGAATCTGGATATCGACGAACACGAAGCCAGCCGGCGCTGTGGCGTTCTCGATCCCGACGCAGTGCCCGATGATGGTTTCGCCATCAAGAGCAGGTCTCACCGTGCTCGAGTCGACGAGCGCCACTCCGCGCCAGTTACTCAACTCGTGCCAGTGCTGGACGCTAGCCAACATCCGAACCCGGCCTCCGGTCTGCGCGAGGAGAACATCGCGCAGGATCTGATCGCTCGGCGTTCCGTCGCCATCTTGCGAATGCCATGTGTGAGTCGGCGACCCGAGCCTTGAGATGACGCCCTCCCACTCGGCACGCCGCGGAACGCCTTTTCCGCTGGTCTCATCGAACTCGATCTTGCGGATCGGATGCACCCACAGCCCCGGATCGCGCTCGCCATCGTGGAGAGGGATGCATGCCTCCTCGCGCTCGGCCAAACACGCATCGCACTTGCGCACCATCGCGGCCTGAGGGAGCGTGACAGCAACACCGTTGCGCTTCTGAATCTCCTGCGAGCGCTCGGCGAATCGCACGCTCAGCAGTTCGGCGGTTTGAACCATCTCATCTTCCCACGTGCCCTCGTCGAGCCGGACATCGAGTGCGGCAGGGAAAAGGATCCGCAGTGTCCACGCGACCTCGCCGATTCCACTGGCGTCGCAGGGCTCGCTTTGCTTGCCGATTCGCATCTTGCCGATTCCGCGATAGAGGTGATCGGCAAGACGTGCAGCGACCATCCACCGAGGATCGGTGCGGCCGACCGCGTGCTCGAGTTGGCATGGGTCGAAGTTCTCGCGCACCGGACGATCGTCACTGGGCCCGCGTTGCCCCTCGAACTCCACGCGCACGTACACCGGGCCATTGCGCTGCGACCATTCCTGAACAACGCCCAGCGCGCCCGCTGCGATGCGCACGTGACCGGTGCCGTGCGTTTCGCGCGTGCGCACCTGGTCGCCGGGCTTGAACGCGTCGATGACGTGGCGATAGCCGCACCGACGACACGGTTCGGCTGAGATTTCGCCGCTCATGGTTCGCGGTCCTGGATCTGGTAGCGCTTGCCGATGTCGCGCAGACGTTGCCATGCTGGACCGTCGGTTTTTGGATCAGGGATGGTAGCGAGCGCGCACGCTTCCCACAGGTCAGAACGGAGGAACTGGATCTCTTGCGCGAGGCCGAAGATGATGAGGTGGAGATCGCGGTAGGAGTCGATTCGGTCCACGCGATCGAGCGGCACCATCAACCGGCGGAGGAACGGGTCCAGTGGGAACTCCTCATCGTTGCGCACGGCCTCGATGATCTGCTCTGCGAGCTCGCGGCGGGTGCGACGGTCCGCATCGTTCGGCAGCGTCTCGCTACCCATGGCGGAGCCTCGGAGGAACCTTGGATCGGTTGTAGACCTCGCGTGCGATCACGAACGAGTGAAAGTGCTTTCCGCGCAGCCACTCGACGATCGCGCGATACCCCGGGTTCCCGTTCGCCTCGAACGCGTCGATCGCGGTCCACCACGCCTCGAGTGACTCGGTTTCGAGGAGCACTCCCTTGCAGTGCGGGCAGCACGGAATTCCGTTCGGGAACGCAGCGGCCTCGGAGATCGAGCCCCACCAGGCGCACGAGAAGCCGGAGACAATTCGGGTGTCAGCCATGCGTAATCTCCGCGGTTGCGTCCGCTAGCTGATCGAGGAGGTGACCGTTGATGCCGTCTTGCTCGCGCCACTCGTGGCCGATCTGGTAGGCAACCACGATGATGCGAGTGATGCGGTTGAGCGCATCGTCGTCGCCCATACGGACCTTGACCATGAGGTCTAGCATCGCTGCGGATCGCTGTTCTGGTGTCGTCGGCATCAAATCTCCTCGGGGTCGAACTTGAACTGCAGCGGCGCTAGCGCTTGTGGCTTGAAGAGCGATGAGCATCCGCGTGCTCCAGGAATGCATCGGCATCCCGGTATGCGGTAGAGCTTCGCGCCTCCAGCCTCCGCGGCCTTCATCCGCACGAACGCTTGCACGGCGTTGAGATTGAAGCCTCGCAATCCTTCATCGGTGGTGGCATCGAGCTCGACGGTCCACAGCACCTCGGTTTTGCCATCATGCTCCACCGCGATGATTCGATCTCCGAGTCGGAGATCCTTCGCTTCGCACGGCATCTCGCTACTCCTCGATCAAGCGATACGCGGTCGCACGTGCAACGCCGCTGAGGCATCGTGCATCCCTCGCGAAGTAGCACGCATCGGCGCGCTCGTCCCGCCGGCCACCGCCGCACAAGTCGAGATTGCTCTGCTCGAGCTCGGCGAGAACGCGGCTCGCGATCGCCTCGTTCCAGCCGCGGCGCGCGAGCTCGGTGCTGTAGCTGTTGATGCGCGCTTCGTAGAGCCCGCACCAGGTGCGCCGGCGCTTGTCGAGTTGGGCCTTGCCGTGCCGCGCATTGCGCTCGTCGTCGCAGTGCTGGAGACCGACGATGATCCCAACGGAGCCAGCGACAACCACCAGCATCACGAGAATGTCGAGGGGCCAGGGGAGGCGGTTCATCGGGTTATCTCCAGCTTCTCGGGCGAACCGGGGTTCGGCAACACCGAACCGTCCGGATGGAAATACTTGTTCACGAACATCGGCTTCATCGGAGGACCGTTGCGCTCCTTGTGGTAGGCGATCGCGACGTCGCGGAACTCGTCGGAGATCCACGTCACGTGTAGAAGTTCGGGGGCCGCACCGCGATCGCTCATCCGATACTCGAACATCCCGTGTCGGCGGAGACCGTTGAGGCCGATGCATTCCTGGAGCACGCGGATGCTCTTACCGGGGAGAACACCGCGGGGCGCGTCGCGGCCGTTTCCGCTCGCGCGCGGCGACACTGGAATGCGCTCGTCGATGCTCTTGCGACCATCGAGATCGCCGTGACCCATGTGGTGGAGCCGCGTGGCCTTCAGTCGCTTGAGCTTGTCGGCCATCACGGCTTTGTAGTCGTCAACGTGATGGCCCTTGTTCACATCGTAGCCGCGCCACATCTGGAGCATCTGTGCGTCGGTCGTGGTGACGTTGGGGAGGTTCTCGCGGATGTCCTGGAAGCTCGATTCAACCTGGCGACGCAACACGGAGATGATGTCGATCTTCTGCGCCTTGTCGCTCTTCACATCGGCGTTCGCCTCACCCTTGACCGTGGCGCTCGTGCGTTGCTTGCCGAAGCTGAGGATCTGCTTCTGCGCCTCTGCGAGAGCGGCATCGGGCGTGGAACGCACCACCTGGAGGATCGAAGGCGTGGCGCGGATCCCAGCATCGAGAAGCGCGTTCTCGTCCACGGCCTTCATCCATGCCACTGCGGCCTTGAGTGCGTTCCCTCCGACGAACGCGATGACGTCGATCACCACCACCGCCATCACCGAGAGGTCTTGCTCCTTGCGGAGCAACTCGTCGGTTCGCAGCTCCGACAGCGCCGCAGTGCAGTTCTTCGAGGCTTCCGCGAGGCGGCCGATCCACAGCGCGAATAGGTTGGAGCGTTGCTGTGGCGAGAGAAAGAACCCGGGGCCGGTGGGGTTGGTGCCGTAGTCGATCGCGCCGGCGCCATGCGACGCTTGCGGTTGTGTCGCCTTGCCTGGTGCCGGCGCGGCCGGAGCTGGCGCTGGCGCCGGGCCTTTGCCGGGCGCTTGCTTCGCGCTGGCGGGCATGAACGGCCACCCCGGCACGGCTAGATCCTCTCCCCGACGCCGAGCCACTTCTCACCGCAGCGGTGCGGCTTGTCCTCGATGATGCCGAAGTAGACCACCGGCTCAGGCTTGGAAGGATCCACCGAGACAACGACGCGATACGCGTCACCGAGGCCACGCCAGAACCCGATCCACCGCTTGCCATCGCGAACCACCTCTCGAGCGTCGTACGTCTCGCCATCGAACAGCATCCACATCCGGCCACCGCGGAGCGTGATCTCGGGATGCGTGCCGAGGAACCGCCACACACGCGCACGGAGTGCTTCGTTGCTGCACGCTGGCGATGGAACGAACTCGCCCTTTGATGGCAGGAGCCGGATGGTGTCCGCGTGCGCCGATGTCGCAAGCGCGATCAACAAGATGATGGTTGCCTTCATGGTGTTCGCCTTTCTAGATGTGGCAGTCGAGCATCACGACGTGATCACGCTGGTCTCCGCTGCGAAGCCACTCGATGAACTCGCGATCGTAACGATCACGGTCATCAAGCGAGGCGCCGTGCATCGCCCACCAGCCCATCTCGGCAGGCTCCGTCCACACGGTGTTCCCCCACCCATCGCCGCGTTCGACACGCGCCCACGCGCGGAGCGGGTGACAACGCGAGGCGAAGCGCGTGTGGAAATCCTCCTCTGTGATGCGGTCATCCCAGAGGTCCAATACCTCGAGCGCATCCTGGCGTTTCTGTTTCTCGACGCGATAGCGCGTGCGTTGCTCTTCGGTGAGCGCATCGGCCTTGACGCATTGGAGGACTCCGAAGTCATTGGCGGCATTACGTGCATCGAACTCCCAGAACGCGTCCGCCTTGTCGCCGGAACCACCAGTGCGAATCCGCGAGATCTGCCCCCACGCTTTGCCAAGCCGTTCCTTGGTCAGAACGGCGACACGATCGCCGTCGAGCTCGTCGATGCGAGCACAATCGGTATCACCAACGCGAGCAGGAATTCGCTTGTCGAGGGGCCTCCAGTAGTCCCACTTCTTATTTGGGTTCTCCCAACGCCCGAACCGGTTCTTGATAGGGTCCCGACCCTTGTGGCCTTCGTAGTCGGCTGCGTAGTCCTCGAGGGTTGCGTAGAGCGTGCGGAACGGGATTTCGATGCGTCGCAGGTTATCGGGTGCGTGATGCGTTCCCGTTCCCACACCGAAGGAACCCGGCACGCGAAACATCTCGTCCCAAGGACGCACGAGCCGCGCGTCCTTGCGCTCGCCGACCTTGACGCGAACCCACTCCTCGGCATCGTTCTCGTAGTTCTGTCGGAGCTCGTCCTCCGCGTCATCGAACTCCATGAACTCCACCGGGCATTCGCCGGTGCACGCGTGCTCTTGGTAGGGCTCCATGATGGAGTTCAGCTCGACGGATAGGGCGGAGGCGGTATCGAACCGCGATGGGATGCGAACGAGAACAGAGAAGTGCGTCATCTGATGATCCTTGCGTTGGTTACGAGTCGAATCCGAAGACGATGCGTGTGAGCGCGGCGGCATCCAGTGCCTCGCTTCTGAGCCGCGCGACATCAGGACGCGTGGTCGGTTTCGCGATCCAGCCAAGGCCATCCGGGCGAGCTCCGTGCTCCGCCTCAAGCGCGTCAAGCGCTACGGTCTTCGCGGTGGCGTAGTCGTGGCCGAGGATCGGCTCGACGAACTCGTGGAGCCAGCCAAGGAAATCCGGACAAGCATCAGCGGCCGACTCGAACCACTCGACTCGAACGATCGGTGTCTCGGTCATCGCGTAGCCGTTGGATGGCTTGCCTCGACGGACGAGTTCGTGTGCTTGCTCGATGGTGAGCATCGTACCGTTCCGTCCCTGGCAGTATGCGTTGGGCGGTTTCTTGCCGCCGCATCGCTCCATCCACTCGACATACGAATCGTTCAGATAGGTGTCCCCGTCGGGGAACACCGGGATGATGCCGGTGAGTCGGCCGCCTTGTGTCCAATCGAACGTGAGGATCTCAGCGATGGTGAACCACGATTCCGAGTGGTCCCAGCTCGCGCACTTCTGAACCGTCGGCGAGAGATCCGGTGGCTCGCCTCGGGGCTCGGCGATGCGCGGCATCGATGACTTCCGCACCGCCAACGCGCGACTACTCGCGCTGGCCGGAGGCCCCGCGGGAAAGCGATGGCTGGGTTGATCCGTCCTGGGGCCCGGGCCGCTCGATGCGCGGCTACGATGGCGGATTTCAGAAGTGCTACGACTGCGATGGCAAGGGAGAGGGCTGCGATCAATGCATGGAAACCGGCCGTAACCTTCGCTGGTACGGGAACCGGAACTACGAACTCTTCGGCGTCCTGGCTGGCGTTCGAGGCAATGCCAGGCGTTGTCGCGCTTCTGCTCGATGTAAAGATGCACATCCGTCCCCATAACTACGCGGTCCGTTTCTGTCGCTGGAGTACTCGCGACGGGTTGATCGTTGCTGCGAGTTCGCGGATGGCGCGGAGCTTGTGCGCCGCGCGAGCGTCCTCGGTGCGCACCACGATGAGATCGCCGAACGCGATGCGCTCACGCGAGCGGTGAGGTTCGCGGTGCTGACCCGAGCTCGTGGTGCATGGGGCGCAGAACGCGGCCTCGCATTCTGGGCACTCGGGGAGCTTGCGCACGCGCGCGTTGAGAAGATGGTTGGGTGTGTGGCTCATCCGTCACCGCCGATCGCTACCGCTTCCTTGGGGTAGCCGTTCGAGCGCGCCCATAGCTCGAGCGCCAGGCGCACCAGCTTGCTCTTGGCGATGCCCTCGCTCTCGAGAATGCGGTCCACCGCATCGCGCGCTGCGACCGGCATCGAGGTGGAGAACACCGTCTGAGGCTCGCCGGCGGAGTGGACGTCCTCGCCGCCCTTGCGTCGCTCCTCGAGGACCGCGATCCGTCGAGCCAGATACTTCGGATCGTACGAGAGGGGGACGCGGCCCGTCAGCCTTTGGAGCTGGGCTCGGAGCGAATCGACGTCTGGTTTCTTGCTCATGGCTTCCTTGTATCTTGAGGCGCTGACACCGGCTTCACGACCGCATCAACGATGCGCTCGATGAGGATCACCTGTTGGCCGGGATGAATGCCGGAGCCTTTGAGGATAGGCGCGAGCTCGACACCGACGCGCCATATCGCTTCGGTGCGCTCGGCATCCGACCAGGTGCGGAGCGAGCTATCCGCGTCGGTAACGAACCGAATGGGGTAGGCCGCCCGCTCGGCCCGGATCACCGCGAGTTTCGCCTCGATCTCTGCGCGCATCTCCGGCGGAGGATCTACCATCATGAACGCGTGGCAACGCCCGCAGTATCGTTGCTCGATGTCGTTCGCGTTGTGCGATACCGCGCCACACTTCGGGCACGTGAACGATGGCTCCGGCTCGGTCGCCACGCCGGGCTGCGGAGTGCAACCGCAACCGCAGACCTCAGCGAGCTTGAGCCGTGCCTCGTAGCTCAGCGTCCGGATCACGCGAGCGAGCGAGTAGGCGGCCACGTCCGTACGGTGCGCTGCCGCGCTGATGCACCGGTCGATCGCGAGGTCGCTCCAGTCGGAGTCATCGAGCACCGTGTGGAGCGTTCCGCCGGTGCCATTGCCGGGCATCGCGAGGAACTCCGCCACGAGCGGGTCAACGCCGATCCATCCGTCGAGCGCGCGATGCCTTGTGGCGATTTCCTGGGTGAGCGCCTCGCACCGGCGCGCGAACCCAGCGATGTAGATCCGCGCGAGCATGACCGGTTCGCCGTGCACGGGAATCAGCGCCACGCGCTTCGCCATGTCACTGGCAAGCAAGCCAGCGAGTTGGCGCATCGTGATCGCATCGAACGAGATCGAGCGGCTGCCGAGCGCCAGGTGATCGCTCGCCAACGCGCCAGGGTTCTGGCTCGTCCACATCGTGCCGAGGTGGTTCGAGAGCGCAACGTAGAGGCTCTCTCGCGTCTCGCCCACGAGCTCGCCGGTGTCTACGACATCGCTGATCTTGTAGCGCTCGTCATGTAGTGGTGGTGGCTCGGTGGTCATCGTTTTGCCTTCGGTGGTTTGAGGTAGTGGTTGATCACGGTGCGGATGGCGTGGACCGCTTCCGTGCTGGCGGCGGTGAGGTGGCCGAGCTCGTAGGCCGCGGTGCTCTCCGTCTTGCCGGTGGCGATCGCGGCGGCTTGCCCCTTGTCTGGGGCGGACTCCAGATCGTTCGCGATGCGCTCAAGGAGCACGCGGGCCGATTGGACGTCGCGTGCGTTCATCGGCGCCACCGCATGCGCTCCAACATGAGCGACTCCAGCGGGGTGAGCCGCTCTTGCTCGGTGCGCGCGTGCGTGTGGCAACGCTCGATGATGACCATCGGCGGTTCGTCGAGCGGAACCACATCGCCGTGACGGTCGTGCGTGTAGTGCTGCCGCTTCACTTGACGCCTCGCGCGTTGAGGATCTCGGCGCATTGGGCGCGGGCTACCCATTCGCCGGCGAATATCAGCGGTGGTCTCGTCTACTCGAAAGGTCAGCGCAACGAGACACGCGTCTAGTAGTTCTCTCGCTTCCTTGCCGAGCGTCCCAATCTGCTCGTCGGTGATCGTGTCGGCGGTGAGCTTCACGAGTGCACGATCTTGATGCGGATGTTCATGTAAAGAACACCATCCTCAGGGTCGTGGCTCATCTCGCACGTTGTGAGTGCATCGATGATGTGCGCGCCAACCACTGCGGGCGAACCATTGACCGTGAGAAGTTCGTACACGGCATCGCTCTGTCCAGTGGACATCGCGATCGACGCGTCCTCGATGGTGATCCTGCGGCGCGCACCCATTAGCGCACGATCTCCGTGTAGCCGAGTTCTGCGCAGTGCGAGAACGCGCGCGCCTCGGTGCGGAAGTAGTGCACGAAGCCGGTCCCCACGTTGTTGTGGATCTCGGAAACGGTGAACCGTCCGAACTTGTTGTCGCGGTCGATCACGAGCTTGTAGCGCGATGGCACGTTGTCCGCATCGTTGGGCTTGTAGGCCACGGCGATCTTGGTGCTGCGCGGCTTGGTGATCACGAGGCCACCGCCGGAACCTGAAGCACTCTGCCGTGGGGATAGGCGCTCTGGCGAACGTTGTATGCCTGGATCTCGACGATGCCAGCCGTGGTGATGCGGAGAGTCTGGCGGCTGACCACCTCGACGAGCCCGGCCTTGAGGCAACGGCGCATGTGGGTTGCCGAGGTGGGCTCGATGCGGTTCGGGAACTCCACGCGACCATCCGCCATCCGGGCGAGCACCCAGATGTTGAGGTCCGTTGCCTTGACCGTCTTCTTCGCTGTCGTGTTTGCCGTGTTCGCCATGCACCCAATCTAGGGGTTCGCGTGGCACCACGCAAGAGTTTTAATAACAAAGTTTCATGGAATCGACCGAGCCAAGGATCCATCGAGGATCCGAGCGGTTGCAGGGTCTGGCGCCTCGAAGATCGCTTTGGCCGCCCGGCCGTGCTCGCGCGGGCGGTCCTCCACCCAGCGCCAACCGGACATCAGGTAGCAGTGCCCGGGCAGGTTGCGCTTGGACCGGCGCGCACGCGTCTCCTCGATGGCCACCTCGGTGCGGAGCGGCTCGGTTGGAAGCCCGCGGTAGCGACGCTCCCACAGCTCGTAGGTGAGTGCCGTAGCCGCGATGATCAGCGTGCTCGAGAGCGTGCCGCTCTCGTTGCGAAAGAGCGAGTTTCGCCACTGGTAGGTGCCTACCGGGTCTTTGTTGTAGACCACGCCCCACGCGGCCTCGCCGATCGGTCCCACGTGGTGGAACGCAAACCGCTTCCCTGGCGCGATTGCGCCACGAGCTCCGATGGTCTGGCGCGAGTAGTGACGATCAGCGAGCGCAGCGATGCGCGGGTCTTCGATCGGCACGTGGCTCCAAAGAAGCGTGGGTGCGAAGCCGCCGAGCGCGAGCTGGCTCACCGATCCAATTCCATGAACTCGTCGGAGCGAAGGAAATCAGACCCCGTGTACATCTTCACGAAGTCATCCCGCGTGATGCCGGCCCATGTCGTCGATGACTCGCATACTTTGATCGCACAGATCATCTTGCCGATGGGTGAGCGCCACAGCTTGCGCATGATCCACACCACGAGCACTTCGGTGGTCGGGACCTCGAGCTCGGGGATCTCGTTGAGAAGGTGGTGATCGAGAACCTCGTGGAGCGGAGCCCATGCGTCGGCGATCTCCTGGTAGTCAACGATGAACCCTCGCTCGTCGCAGTGGCCCTGTAGCTGAATCTCCACCGAATAGGTGTGGCCGTGCATCCCGAAACATTTGTGCTCGGGCGGCAACTTGTCGAGGCGATGTGCTGCATCGAACGTGAACCGCTTGGCGATCGTGATCATGTCTCATTTTCTCCGTTGTCGATGAGGAAGCTCGTCTGCGCGAGCGCGCGTTGCAGAACAGGAATCGAATCGGCGAACTGGGTGGCGCTGGTGCCGTCGATGCTCGTCGCGCCAGCGGCCGCACAGATGGCGATGCGGCGTTGCGTGTTCACACGTCCGACGTGGCAGATCGTTCCGTGTGCTCGAGCGAGCGCCGCCCAGCGCCCCACGCTGCGCTCCTTGAACTCGTCGCCACCGCCCACGAAGATGCCGACCCGCGAGCTCAGATGCGGCTCGATGTCATCGGAGGTCATGCCGTCTTGCACCGCTAGCAATGCTCGAGGCGCGTGCGTGAGACACCAGGGGAGCCACTTGAGCGAGAGCCGGAACGAGTCCATGCCACCGCACACGATGTCGGGCGCGACCACCCAATCCGCACCGGCGCCGAGCGCAATCACCACGCCGATGAACGCGCGAAGATCGAGCAAAGGCCGCCGCACGGGCTTCGCGTTCCACGCGCTCCACGCTCCGTTATCGATGGCGTACGGAAACCCCTCGTGCCTCCACGCTCCGGTCGCGGACACCAGGAGGCGCCACCCTCGAGCGCGGAGCATGTCGAGGTTGCGACGCGTGCCTGTGCGTGACGCGTAGGCGATCATGGGCATGAACGGCCGGGGTCGCAGTCTCGGCAGTATGCGGAGCGATAGCGCTCGTCCGTGGAGTGGTGAACGTCTCCGAGAGGCCATGGCCATCTCGTGTCCCCGCAGATCAGTTGCCGAAGGAAGCGACAGCATCGGCAGATACCGATGGCTCCAACACGCGCCCGCATCAGGCCGCGTTACAGACACAATCATCGATGTCGTCGATCGCGATTCCATCGAGTTCGGACTCGTCGAACGCGAACATCGGTTGCTGCGAGATCGTGAACAGGTCTTCGTAGGACGGAGCGTCGTATCGGAACGAGCCTTGCGCGTCACCTCGTTGCGGCTTTGGCTCGATCACGCGCTTGAGGAATTCGGCGCCGAACGGCAGCGTGGGAGATACCGGATCCTCCACATGCTCCACCACCTTGATCTTGGTGTCTCTTGGCGCACCAGGAGCGAACACGATGTGCTCCATGTCGATCCACCAATCCGGCGATCCGGGGTTGTCTCGCATGATGCGCGTACGCTTGGCGCGACCCTTGAGGAAGCACAGGTCGCAGTTGCCTTCCCACTTCCGGAGTCCCAGATCGAACGGCTGCGCAGCCCAGAACGCATCGACATCGGCCACGCTCACGCCGGCGTCCGAGAGCGGTAGCGAGACGTCCCATCGATCCTTCTCGTTGCTCGCGCGGATTCGCGAGACCCGCCGCGGCTCGTCCGCGCGAAGCCCAACAACGTTCGTCCAGTGCTCGTATCCGCGGGCGAGCATCCACGCCTTCATCACGCGGATCTTGAGTTCCTGGGTGCAGAACCGTGTCACTGGATTGGGAAGGAAGTTACGCTCACGGATGAGCTGGGCGAATGGCGCGCCATCTCGAGCGGCCGTCTTGTGGTTCACCTCGATGAATCCCGCATCGTTGTCGGCGCGTTCGACCCAGACCACATCAACGCGCCAGCGCGTCTCGATCTCGTGGATGAAGTCGAGCGTTTCCGGTCGCTCCTTGCCGGTGTTCGCGAACAACACGTGCACGTCATCGGGCAAGCGACCACCGTGCGCCTGGAGTACGTTCCACAGCATGAGCCCTGACGTGCGGCCGCCGGAGAACGAGATCTTGGCGGGCCCTTTGATGAGATACGGGTTGCTCATGGCGAACACCCTAGCGCAGTGGTCTGATCGTTAGCGTCGCTTTCGCCGGCGAGGCGTCTCAGGCGGCCGACAGAGCGTGTCATCGAACGTCTCGTGTTGTTCGCCATCGATTTCTGGCACCGGGAGGTGGCCACCCATGACCGCGAGACGAACGCCGATGTTGTTCCCCACGCCGAGCTGGTTATGGAGCCATCCAGCGCACGCGAATTCGGCACCGGGCTTCGAGTAGTGGCATGCCATCACGTGCCGTGCGTCGCATGTGGATAGCGACTGGAGCCCGCTGGCGATCGTCTCGCGTAGACCATCGTGGAGCTCGCGATCGTATCGAGGGATGTCTTCGTCCGGAACGCAGTCCACGCGCCACGGACAGGAGCGGCATTGCTTGACGGTTTCCGGCCGCGTGTATGCGTGATTACCCACGATCGCGCTCCCATGCCCATCGCTTCCCGTTGGAGCCCATGTCGATCACCATGCTCGGATCCGCGCATCGCTCGACGAGTTCGAGCGATGCGCGTGAGTGCACGAACGCCAAACGAACAAGAGCGGCCTCGGTGTCGTGGAGCACGTCATCGAGCATGATCTCCGTGAGACCTCCTCCGCCCACGCGAACGATTCGGCCAATGAATCCGCATCCAGCGCGATCAGCGCCGCTCACGACATCGCCCACGGCGTGCTCGTACTGTGGTCGCTCGTGCCGCAGGGACTTCGGATGCGCATTCATCTCCTTGCGGTAGTAGTCATCGAGGAAGCCATCGGCGATCTGATCGCATGCCTCGACGACGAAGCTAACGAGCCCGCACTCGATCCCGCGCGCATCGTCGCTGAGGATCAGCGACTCGATCAGCATCTTCGCGAGATGAAACCGTTCGGCGTATGGTTCGAGTTCGATGCGGATGAGATCGACCGGTCCGCCGATGCGGTACGCGGCATCATAATCGATGGTCATGGTTCATCCGGCTCCGGTGGCGAGAGCATCGTCATCATCGATAGCTGTTCCGTGGAGTCGCTCCCAGAGGAGCGCGAGCGCGAGCGCGGCACACGCGGGGACAACGCCATTCCCGATAAGGTGGATCTGTTCTGCCCAGTTTCTGGATAGGAAAGCGCGCTCGCATCGATCACTAGCTTCCACGAGCCACCGATGTTTACGTGCGTCAGGCATGGATCGCCAAACTTCCTCAGCCTCGAATAGTGAGCATCGCAGAGAGCGAGTTTTCTTGAGCGTCGCGAGCAAAACCGACACGGCACTGGCGTCTTGCGCTTCGAAATCTCGCCAGCCTCGTGATGCAAGGTGGTGTGACAGCTCGCGCAAAGCGTCGCCAAATTCTCCAGGCGGTTGTCGCTCCAGATTCGATTCTTGTGATGGATCGACAGATCCTCCGTAGTCCGACAACTCTCGCATCTCGCCTTCCGAAACTTCCGGGCGCGAAGCTGATACGCGCCCCGAGTCGGGTTCGGGTTCTGCGCCATCATCCACACCGCCATGCACTTCCGATTGCAGGTTCTCCGCGAAGCAAAACGCCCGTTGTCCTCCCGTTGCCCTCCAGCGAATTGCTTGCGCACCAGCAGCGCGTTGCATGCTTGGCAGAACCGGGGTGGATGTTCCTTCAAATGGTACGTCCTCGGCATTTAGATCTCCGTCCAACCAGTTGGAAGCCCCATCATCCAGAGAACGAAACGCGCTGAGTGGCGCTCGCCCCCAATCCCAGTAGGTCGCCCCTTCGTCGAGGATTCGCCCGACGAGTGCGATGGTGCGTCGAGACCACGGACCACCACATCCGTCAGCGTCGCGCCAGCGTTGCGCCCACTCTCGGCGGTCCAGTTTCCCGCTACGCCTGTTGCTTGGCAATCGCGCGTTGTCGGCGTCGGTAGTGATGGCCTCGTCGCTAGCCGCGTCACCGCCTCCACGAGATTCGGGCCCTCGCCGTTGTCGCGTTCCTCGCTTCGCGCTCCATGGCGTGCGTTCGATGCGGTCGGAGTTGGGAGTGCGCCCACCGACTCGTTCAACGTGCGTCCGCTCCTCGTGTTCGTCCGAGCGCCCGCCTGGCGACCGCTCGACGCTAGCGGCGTTGGGAGCACCGCACCCGGAAGCGTCGGGTTCCCTCGCGGGTAGTTCGCAGTCCTCCCCGACGCATCGCCCGCCACTGGCGTGGGGAGTGGCGTCGGTAGAAACCTCTGGCCAGTCGCGGAGTCCGTCGAGCGCAACCGCGCCTCGCGAAAGATCTCGGTCGGTAGCTGCCCGTCGCGACCGCTTCCCTTGTGGTCCCGAGCTACCGGAGTCGGAAGCGCGCCCGCCCGAGCTCGCGCGAACAAGCTCGGCGTTCCCGCGCTCGGTCGCTCGTTCTCTCCGCCCACCCCGTTGATCCCGTTCTGGCTCGACCCGTACTGAGACGCGGTTGGCGTCGGTAGCGAGAAGCCAGAATCGATCGCGGATGTGCGGGGCGCCGACAGTGCCCGCGGGGAGACAATCCCATTCCGCATGGAACCCGCGCGATGCCAGGTCCCCGAGGATGATCTCGATTGCGGTTCCACCTTGAGCGCTGAGGATGCCCGGGACGTTTTCGATGAGGAGCCAGCGGGCTTGGGTCGCTTGCGTGATGCGCCAGACTTCGGGCCAGAGCCATCGGACATCGTCGGTACCCTTTCGTTTGCCGGCCACGCTGAAACTAGGACACGGGATCCCCGCGCACACGATGTCCGTGTTCTCTCGCCACGCCGCTCCGTCGAATGTCGTGAGGTCGCTCCAGATGGGAGCGTGGTCGATATCCATCGTCGCCATGCGATGCGCGAGCACGGCCGCCGCGTAGCCCTGGCGCTCGACGTGACAGACCGTGCGCGCGTTCGGTAGCACGGTCTGAATTCCAAGATCCAGACCACCGTAGCCAGAGCACAGGCTCACGACTCGCGGCGATCCGGCGCGGCCGATGCTGTCGATGAATCGCCGAACGCGTGACTCCTTGCGCGCGTCGCTCTCCCACAGGTGAAGCGCCGATGCCCACGGCGCCTTCGCCCAATCGACATCAGAGGACATCTGAGCTGTCGGCTTCCCACCGATGAGCGTCCAGAACTCGAACGGCGGGCACAGCACGCTCGACGGCGGCTCGGGCTCGCCCGGTTCCTGTGGAGCGTAGAGCCACACCTATGGTGATTCCACGTCCGCATCGAGCG